TAATTTTACCCATTATCTATTCCTTGTTATCCCTGCGTTCATAAATGATATCGTGGCCTCAAGTACTTTAATATGGTTAAGTAAACCCTTCCTATCCATTGTAGATAAATCTGGCTGCACGTATTGGTACGTGTAATTTCTCTTTTGTTTGTACTCAACTATCAAAACCTCATCAGCCTGGGTGCTTTGCTCTACCCCTTTGGGGTGCTGCAACACTAATTTAAATTTATGCTTAGGTGCAAGTTGGTCAACAGTTCTTTCTGTATTATTAAACGGTCCCCCCACCAGCCTTATGTTAGGCATTATTTATTCTCCTTGTACTTATCAATAACTTTTTCAAATGGCGTCCCTGTTTTGTTTACTGATGCCCAGGACCATCTCCAACCCTGCGATTTAATTATAATTGCAAATTGTGTTGTGGCCTGTAAACCTATTAAAAAATCATTAGCATCTTTTATAGGTGCTAAAAAATCATTACGCCATGTCAACCCTGGGTTACTATTATTTTTAGGTGTATGGCTACGCGCTCTTAAATAAAATATATAATTTTTGTACTCCACATCAATAGTGTATTTATCATATCTGGTCACTGTTAATTTAGTTCGCATCGTAAAACCTTTCTTCCTCATGTTTTGCGTACCTTTTAAAAAGTTTAATAAGGCACTCCATAATTGTTAAGCGCTCATGCCTATAAAAATAAAGTGTATCATTCAATACATTTAAACTTTCTAAAAGGTACACATCTTTCTTTATTTTTACTGGTACCATTGGTGTTTTTATAACAGGTTCATAGCTTGATGCTTTTTCACGCTTGGGTAAATTAAGCACAGCAATTTTTAAATTTTGCCATGTACCGTCCCAGGTCCCGCCTATTAGTAAAATCATTTTGTAAAACTTTTTATAAAAGTTACTATCATCCAAGCAAAAGCCCAGCTGCAGCTGCAATAAAAAATACATTCGTTAAGGCTCATTCGTCTTCCTTTTTTAATTCATGTAGCGACCATACTAACATCATTAAACTCATACCAGTAAATAACCCTACTAAAAAATATCCTAATTGTTCACCAGTCATTCTAACCTTCCCATAAAGTTTTATCTTCATTGTCTTTTGGCCCACATAATATTTTTACCATATTATAAGCGTGTAACTCTTTAGCAATCATAGCTGACTGCGTTAAATAAGATAAAGTTACTAACCTTAAATACCATGGTGTTTCTTCCTTAAGTTTATCTTTTACCTTTTTCCAAGATTCAATTTCATGGCAAGCAGTTTTATATTTTTCTATTCTTTCCTCTACGGACATCATTAAAGTTTTATCAATAATCCTATCTAGCTTGCTCACTACTCAGCCTCCAATATTTCTAAAAGTTTATTCTGGTAAAAATCATCATGCACCCATACAGTTTTTGAAGTTCTAGAAAGGTCCTTGCATAACTTTTTAGGTATCCACATAAGTAATTTTTTACCGTCTACATCAAGCCTAAATAAATAGCTTTTATCTGTCATACTTTTTATACTTACGTATTTAATTTTCATAGTGGTAAATGTTGTGTAGTTCCTACTATCACCTTCACCATCTAACATACGGTCAAAACCATCGTACATATCTGCCATGTCACCCATTACATAACCTCTTCCGTGTAACACTTACAATCTTCATACAATGGTGGTATTTGGCATTTATCTTTAATTACTATACCATCTAAGGTATTGCACAATAAACCCTCTAAACTTTGTCTGCAAGGTTGGCAACATCTAAAAATTAAATTACTCATATCCTAAACTCTTCCGTCTCTGTAAGCTCATTTAGTATTTCTATAATATCGCACATAGCCTGCCCTTTGTTAACAACAGGGGTTACCTTAAACTGCAATTTCATTTATGCATACTGGTCATGCCCATTTTCGTCTACTGCGTATTTTTTAACCCAGTCATAGATTAAACTTTTAGCATGGTCTTTACTCATATTTTAAAATACCTCCTGCACATTTATAGCCCCATGAAATTCTACTGCATCAATAAGCTTTTTTGCGTCATCGATACCTGCAGCTAATAGTGCCTTAAGTACAGGTAAACTATTTTTAGTAAAAGTCATATCAATAACTTCTTCACCGCTTAATTTTCGTAAAGCATTTTTTAACTCGATGCTTAACGGGTTTGGGACATACTGCTGTGCTGGCCACCAAGTAAGGGTACTGCTCATTAGGGTAACTCCTTTAATTGTTTGTCTATACATTCGTTAATAGCTTCAAAATAATTTTTTAGGGTATCTTTATTAATTTCTATAATTTCTTTTGTTTTACTTATGTCTACATTCTCACATGCTCCTGGTGTGTGCTCCATAGCTAACTTTAAAGATTCAGCTAATAGGAGTGGTACAAAAGTAAACATTAAATTATGCTCATCACAAAGTTTAGCTGCGTGCATAACTAAATCTTTACTTACTTTTTCACATTCATCATACGAGCTATTTTTATTTTCTTCATACTCGTCCATAATATCTTTAAAATTTTTCCTACCCATTATTTACACTCCATTTTTAAAACATCTTTTATATAAAAACTGCCAATCCCTAAACTATCCAACATCGTAGCTATCTAACTCGTATCTATCATACGTGTGTAGACTACCCTTAAGAATTTTTAATTCTATTAAGGCTTTTTCTTTATCTACATACACACCACATATATCTGAATAGCCGTAGTCTACTACAGCTGTAATAATCCAAACATTTTTCATGACAGATACTCAACAATTTCTTTTTTAAACTCTTCAGTACCTAAGTGCGCTATCCAAATTTGAGCCCATAACCAACTTTCATTTCTAGACAATCCATTATTTAAAAAATATATTTGTAACTTTATTTGGCAAGCCATTCCTACTAAGTCCATTATTTACCACACCCCATTTCTAAATGTTCACGTATATAGTAGCTGCCGATCCCCACAGCGTCTGCTTCATCTGCACGCTTACTGTCAAGTGTTAATCCCCACAGTCTATTCATACGTTTCTGTGTAAGCTCTTTACTTAGCTGGCCCTTCCAAACGCCCACAGGCGCATAGTATACCTGCGATACATCATCCTCAATTAAAAACATCTCCCTAAGTGCAAAACATAGGCTAGTTAATTTTGTAATATCCCCTGCATTGTTAGCCTGGGCACCGTAAGGTAATTCAATAACTACAGTAGTGTCATCACATTGTTGGGTCCACGCACACCACGCTTCATAAACTTTACCAGTCATATAATCAATACGCAGTACCCAATCATTAGCGTCATGTATGCCTTTATTAGCTAATACAGGGTTAGGTAAGCCACTTCTATTCAGCAAATAAAATTTAAAGTCCTTAGTAGTGTCTGCAGCTTTAAATTGCCCACTTTTAAAAAGGCTTACTTTAGGTTTTTTATCTTTTTGTTTTTTAATTTTAAAAAGTGCCCAGCCTAAACTGCGTAATGATGGATCAATAGCTAAAATATATTTCATTCTAGGTTTTCCTTTTTACTAATCTCCTGTAAAACTTTCATAACCATATTACTCGCTAATGCCCCAATTAGCTGAGTATGGTAACCATCGTCATGTGTCATCTTATTCATCCTATCAATTAAATCCATAAGCTCACCATAGGGCATTTCTTTAAAAGTCTTTTTTGCCACTTCCCATTCTTGGTCAGTACGCATTTGCATTTTTAAAAGTTCGGTTTTACTAATATTAGGCATATTATTTTTTCTTCTTAGTTGTTTACTTTATGTGGGAGTATGCGCCATTTTTCTGAGCTATGCTTAATAGCTCGTCCTAAACCACGTCGATATTTTGAAGCTTCGTTTTGTGAAGGCTCAACACCTGCTTTTCTACAGGCATCTAAAAATGGTTTGTACTCTTTTGAAAATTTAGCAATTGTCATCTTACTCATTTTTTCTTAGCCTTTTCTTTTTTAAATTTCAAAACATCTGCACGTATTAAATACTTAATATTACAACCAGTTATAACGTAAGTTTTTAAAGCTTTAGTTGTAATATACCAGTGTACATTGCTGCGTGCCTCCTGCAGTATTTTAGCTGCACCTGTTACAGTTATGTATCCTGGTATTAATTTACTCTTTGGCATTGTTGGCCCTTTCTTTTCTAAGTCTAGTCATTTGTTTATTAATGCTTTTTTGTGCTTGCTTACTTTGTACCATATAATTTACTATTTTAAATTCAGCTTCTTTATAACTAAGGCTATACCCACTAAAAGTAATATTCTTTGCCTTTTTTCTGTTTTCTAAAATTCTCATACTACCTGCCCAATACCCTGCTGCATCTATCAGGTGGTCGATTGCCTCACTGTCTGCATAATATATAGTCGCGGCCTGTCTGTGTAAGTGCCAACCTTTACTTTTTTTTTACGCCTTATCTGCCTGCCACTATCTAAAGTAACAATAACAAATACGTGGTTTTTATGTACATCGGTATGCATAGGTGTGTCACTCTCTTTTAAGCTTCTCTATATTGATAATTGTATGTCTAAACAGCCAATCTGTCTAGCCCTTGTTTTTTGCCGTATTACTGGCTTTATTAGCCATAAACTGACTTACCAAACAAGCAGGTCTGTATAAACACATCTGCTGTTTCACCGTCATCATTTTCTGCTAACATATCTGCAAAATGTTTAGGTTCATTTTTTGCGAATTGTTTTAAACCTAGAATTACTCTATCATAATTAATTTGGTGATCAGTATATTTATTTGTGTCTTCATCATGTTCAGTAACTGTTGCATCAGTAATTTTAAGCTCTGCCATCGTATAGGGGCCTTCCCAATTCCTGCACCAATAACCTATGGCCTGTTCTACACCATTAATAAGTAAGTTATCAATGTCACTTATTTTAATTTCAATTTCTATTTTTACGTTTGCCATTTTAAGTACCTTTCTTTTTCTTAGTTAGTTTTTTAATTTTATGATAGTTTTTTTTTTATTATTAAAACCATACCTCCCCTGTTTCCCAAGCTTCAATAATTTGTTTAAAAGATTTTATTAATGTCTTTTCACCTGTGTCGTAATAATCCATAGATAGAATACCTTCAGTACCTAATAAGTATATACGCTCTTGCTGACAATCTAAATCAGTTACGACGAGATAATCAGGCCCTAAATAGCTAAACTTAGCAAATTTTAATTTATTGCCATTAGGCGCTGTTACTTTTTTTAATGTTTTCATATTAATCTGTCTCTTTTTCTGAAAATTTTTCCCATCCATCCACATATTTCATTTGTTCAGGTTTTATACCTGTACAATCTTCAATAATTTTATAGGCTTTTTTATCGTTCCATTTATAAATAGTGTACGAAAACCAATTGTTCCCATTTTCATCTGGTTTGTTATACATACCAGCACTATTGAGTGTGAATATATAATTTCTAAAAGTTAAATTAAATAACTCAGTAAGTTCTTTTTTCTTACCAAAAAACTTAAATTTTAATTTCATGTCACTCTCAATTTTTTCAATTCTCATATTCAGCCCTTTCAATTAAGCTATCTATATATTAATCAATAACTGTATACGTGTCCAGTAGATTTTTAAAGTTTTTTAAAATTAGGATAATCTAAATATAAATATAGTTGTCGTAATTGTTGTAATGTGGATTTCAGCCCCGCCTACACCCAATCTGAATCAAAAGTTTTTACAGTTTCTTATTATACGAAAATCTCAACTTTCTTTTCAAATCCTCTCTATAGTCTCTATTATTATTATTACATATTATTATTATTATTATATATATTATTATATATATATTATATATATATATGTATTTTTAGTCTAAAAAGGGGGTTTTTACTAGTTAAAGGGTATAAATATAAATATAAATAGAGTTGTCATAATTGTCAGTATTCTAGCAAATTTTGATTTACCTAGTATTTTGCAACTTTTTTACAGAAAATAGGCCAAATATAGATATAATAAGAATTGTTGTCGTAATTATTTGTAATCGAAAAAACTCTCAATGTGCGGTATAATTTGTGGTGCCAACCAATAGTGGATTTAACTTTACAATTACAACTACAACTATTATATGTATATTTATATCTATTATTGCCAAAACACATGCAATTTTGTATGCTATTACTTAACCAAAATTGAAAGGAAACTAACAAAATGAGTGAAGTAATTAAGTTTGAGGATGTTGAAGTGGAGCTATTTAGAGAGCATATAATGGTAACTATTAAAGACACAGATTTTTTAGCAGAGTTAAGTAAAGAAGAGTTTTTAACCCTGTACGAAAAATTCATAAAGCCTGAAGTACCCGAAGTAATACCCGGCCAACACCTGCAAAAAATTATAGAGGATTTAGAGTATTACAAAGGCCCTGGGGATGTTATATGCAAAAGCGCCATTAGAATTATTAAAAAACTTGCAGTAGACAATCAAGCATTAAATAATCAAATTGAAATTAATGGGTCTGTAGCGGCAGGCCCCAGGGGCGCACACCCTAGCCCATCCATAGCTGCATCAAAACACAGAGGAGAAATGCCATTTCAAATACTAAAAAGCACACGTATAGTACAGGTATCAGAAAAAGGTGTATCATTTGACCACATAAGGGATACAGTACACTTAACACTTGATGAGCTTGTAGAAATGCAAAGAATTTACAGTAATCACCATAATGTCACGCTGTCACCTAAACCCAAAGAAGATAAATTTTACAGTGATACCCATGGCCGTTGGTTTAATTCCCAAACTGAAGAATTAATTTTTGGATTAGGGCTACAACAGCAGCAAATGAAAGACGCCCAAGCAAAAGCCAACAAAATAAAAGGGGAATACACAAATAACCTACAGCGCCTGGGAGAAGGTTTAGAAGCATTACTAAGTGTAGCAACAAAATTTGTGCCAGAGCTTAAAAGCATCATGGATGAGACCCAATTAATGGAGGAAGATACAAAAAATAACTTTCACGGTGGGTAATTATATACACACTTTGTAATTATAGTGTCACAGAAAAATGGGTTTACCCATGGGTGGCGCTACAAACGTTAATTATGATAGGATATATAAAGGGAGAAAATAAAACATGTTTATTGAGTTACAAGAAAAAGACACGGAAGAGCTACAACTTATTAATATCAAGCACATTGTTAGCATAGAACCAATAACACATTATTTACAAAAAATACATTTTAATAACGATGACCAAACTACTTATTTAGTTAAGTACAAAGACCTAAAAGAAAAACTGCAAAAACTAACTGAACCAACTTTTTTTATCCATGCCCCAGGTGAGAGCCCATTTGATGCCAAAGCCGCACAAAATAAAGAGCTAGTGGCCGAGTGCGCTATCATGGTAGACACATTAACTACAATGTACCCAGGGGCTTTAGGTGATAGCTACACATATGAACACCTTGTAAATCTAGGGCATAGATTGAACGGTAATGAGGTACCTCTAAAAGAAGAGCCCCTAAAAGAAGAGCCCCCTGAACCTATTATGGCAAAATTTGATTGCCACCACTGCGGGGTGTACGGGGTTAATGTGCCCTTATATGAATGGGAAGACTTAAACATAGAGCATGAAGACTGCCCAGAAAAACCAGACGAAAATCCAGACGAAAAACCAGAATAGTCTAGTACCAAGGGGTTTGCTGCTCATAGCAGCTTTTTAGTGTCCCATCACTACCCCTTGGTACTTTTTATTATTTTACATTACTTTAGGGCTACTAATGGCCCTTTTATATTTGCTTGTTGACTTTTACACATTACAACACTATTATACTTATCTTTAAGCAGCTAACTAAAAAATCAACTGTAACTATTTAGAGCATGGAGAAACTGGCAATGGATAACGAAGACATAGTAAAAGAACTAAAAGAAGACACCACTGTAACAAAAAGTGACACCCCTTTAAGTATCGAAGATCACATAACACACGACCCCACAAAATTAGAACAATTTTTAAAATTGTTGCCTTGTGAGTGGGTCAAAGCACTAGTTACAGGCGTAGATGAGCACAAACTCCTGCTTAATGATAAGAGTATATTATTTGTAAACCACATTGAAGATGTATCCCAGGACGCACAAAATAGAATATGGATTAAATTTACTTTACCCCGCAGGCGTGGCTGGTACCCCAACACTCCAGACACCCCCAGAGTACTTAATGACCAAATACCAAATAAGACCATGGCTATACCCAGCGAGTTCATAGCCGCAGTGATGCCCTTTAGTTGCAAACATGACGGCTACCTGCACCGCGACACCTGCGGCGATTGTGACATGCCTGTGGACGATATAATGCGCATAGCTAACGAAGGCTTCGTGACCTCAAAGCGTTTCATTGATGATGACCCCAGCATTAAATATGCAAATTATGGTAACCGTAAAACACTCAAATTAGACATGCCTGTACCCAAGTACGCTGCAGGGGACACCCCTATAATTGAGGGTACTGAGTATTTAATTACAGACATAACTTATGAACTTACATACAAATTAGCTTACCCCAACGACCCCGACACCTGCATAGCCGCTGTAACAGAAGAGATTTTACTAGCCCATCAACCTAGTTTAAATAACACAGAACCCACACCTGAACAAGAGGAAGGTAAAGATGAAAAGTAAGGTGCTGGCACTAATAGACGGAATTGATATTGACATAGCTTTTAAAAATTCCTATGAAGCGTTCCACAAACCATGCGTAAAGTACATAAATTTAGTACGTACTCAAAATTACACTGCTAAAATTTATGTTTTTGATAATGTTGAACTTAACGAACAAGGCTATTTAGTTAACCCACATAATCACGCATATAATTTTACAACACATATATTAGTTGGGGGTGTGCGAAATGTTATCTTTGAAGTACAACCATATACATTAGGTGACTGGCAATTGTGTGAGTACAGCACCCCACTAAATGGGGGTGATGGAAGCGAGATAGTCACTAGGTGCAATTTAAAAGAAAAAAGTAATTATGACTACAACACATCAGTAGATATTTATAATATGGACCATAGACAAGTGCATACTATAATTCCTCGTACTGACAGAACTACAATACTATTTTTAGAGCAGTACAGAGACATAGTAGAAAAAACACATTACTTAAAACCTGAATTTGACAACCACCATAATTGTATCCACCAAAAATTTAAAAATATTGCAGAATTTACTGAATGTTTAAAAACTATAAGAAGTTTAATAGTAGATGGTGATAACTAATGCCTGACCCTGACAACACCATACACATAATAAACAAATGGGTGCGCCTTGCTGATGTGTACCCCTGTGATATGTCGAACCCCCCAGGTACCTGCATAAATAAAAAAATAAAAACAGGGCATAAGGTAAGGTACCTAAAATCTTGGGTAGTGGTGGAAGACCCAGATACAGGCGTGGCTGCCCCCAGGGTACTAGCACAAAACCACCTGTGTAAATTCTGCTGGCAAAAACATAAAGCACTAATTTTAAAGCACCACAAGTTAGCAGCAAAACAAATACTACAGCAAGAGCATATGGCAGACCTATTTGACAAAACAGTTGAGGCAACCCCTACAGGTAAAACAATGCCTGTTAAAAAAGAGAGTAGTGAATGATGGATATAAGCCGTATGCAGGATTTAAAATATGATCTAACTAAAGAAATAGCCAAAAAAATAAATGACTTCTGTTTAGAGACAGAATTAGAAGTAGATGGTATTGAGCTAACACCTGCACGTAGTATAGGAAATCCTATAAGATACATAGTTAATATTGAAGTAAAGTTAAAGTAAGGAGGTATGAGCGTGGGTAGGAAAAAACTAGTACCCAAAGGTAAATTTACTGTAGCATACCGTAAAGCGAAGAGCGCCCCAGAGCTTGCTGAAAAATTAGGTATAGCCATACCCACTGTGTATAAATTTATAACTAGGTACAACTTAAAAAATTATGCAAGGGAACGAAAATTAATAACAGATAAAGAAATACTAGATGTTTTAAAGGAACACACATCGCTAAACCCTGCTGCACGTGAGCTTGATATACCCCCTACCTCATTAAGGCAGAGGTGTTACCGCTTAGGTATAAGCTTTACTGTAAATAGAAAAGTAAACAATAAAAAACTAGCCTTTAAATTTATTAAAGAGTACTGGGTTAAAACTGTTATTGACATAGCTAAATCTGCAAAAATGGAACCTAGACAAGTACGCTTTATGATGCAGAAATACAGTATTGATTTTTGTGTAGAAAACAAAGTGCCCATAATAACAAAGCTAACTGATTTAAAAATAGCAAATGAGATAATGAATAATAAGTCGCTGCGTAAAGACAGAAAAGCACTTGCTGAAGTAACAGGCCACTCTGTAGATTATATTAAAGAATATTTAAGGGGTGGTAAATGACAATAAACAATAAAGATAAGTACGGCGCAAAAGAATGTTTTGCCGATATTGTCGAATACCTTTACAGCAGGTCAACCGCTAGTGTTTGGTGGTTTAAACTGTCACAAATAATTATGTGGCTTATAGGATTTTTAACTGGGTTTTTATTATGGGGGATCAAATGACAGCAAAAGATAATGAGCTTAGCTATGAAGATCACCAAGCAAGGTTGTATAGAGTGTTATCTGTACCAATTGCAAAAGCCGTAATTGAGGACCCATTTTTAAACAACTGTTTTAATGTTGCAGTCAGAAACAAACTATCTGCCCATAAAATGTTAAGTTTAATGGTTGAAAAGCTTTATGAAAAAAGTACCGACCTTGACAAAAGGCTTCTTAAGATAGCTATGAACTCGACTACACCAGCCTGGAACACCCGTCCCAACACTAAATGATAGTTGATACCACATACAGGCCCTTAGACAAGTTACAAAGTAATGCAGTAAGATTTGCCCACGATTTTAAATATTTATTTGGTCTTTTTATGGATGCTGGGGCAGGTAAGACCCTTACTACAATAAGGCTAATTGCACCAGTACGACGTAAACAATTTTTACCCGCCTTAATATTCTGCAGGCGCGATGATTACCTAACCTGGAAATTAGAATTAATGCGTGAAGGGTGGTCTGAAGATGATATGTTTTTTATCCACCATAAAGACAGTAAAAACCAAGAATTTATAGATACCCCCAAAGCCTGGAATTTTGTCACCTACGATTTAGTAAAAGGTAAGTACCCCAGGCACGAAAGCGGAAAGAAAAAGAAAAGAAGCAGAACAATTAACTTAACTGATGCAGGACAATGGGTAGAAGAGAACCAGCATGAATTTGAAATAGTAGCAGGCGATGAGCTGCATATGATTAAGTCATGGGATAGCTACCGCACCAAAGTAGTTCACAGCCTTATTAAACCCATCCCTAGAAGAATAGGTATGACAGCCACCCCCCAAACGAATAAGCTTATGGACCCATTCAGCATAGGCTTGTTCTGTGACCGTGGGAAAACATTTGGTACTGACCACTATAAATTCTTAAGGAAATATTTTATTAATGTACCGGGTAGCGGGTGGTTTCCGAAGCGTGAAGCTAAAGAGCAGATAAGAGAAAAATTCCAAAGGTTTAGTTACTGCGCAAAAGTAAAAGTAGATGTTATTGAGCGCCCACCCATTATTAAAGGCGTACCCATGATGGGTAAACAACGCAGGCTTTATGAACAGGTATTAAATGATTGGGAGCTTGAATTAGATAACGGCCAAATACTAGAATACAAATATGTGATGTCTAAAATGCACAAATTAAAACAAATAGCATCTGGATTTTATTATAAGGAAGATGGTACTGCTGTACGCTTCCCCTGCAAAAAGTTAGACTTAGTAAGAGAACATTTTCTATCGCCCGATTATTTTTTAAACAGAGATAAAATAGTTTTGTACGGATCATACCGTGAAGAAATAGATATGCTTTACGACCTTATGCAAAAATTAAATATCACTGCAATAAAATATGATATGACTGCACCGAAACAAAAAGAGGAAGCCCGGTTAGCCTTCCAAAACCAAAAAGAAATCAAAACATTTATAATAAACCAAGAAAAAGCTACAGGTATGAACGAATTAATGGTTGCTTTTACAGCAGCCTATTTTTCACGCAGTTACAAAGTCACTGCAGAAAAACAATCTAAGGGTAGAATTTTACGCAAGGGGTCAGAGATACATGAGTTTATTGAGTACTATGATTACATGACAGAAAAAACAGTAGACCCACTTATCAGACAGGCCCTATACAGGAAAGTAGATATCGCACAATATGTTATGCAGTTGGCAAATCGTGGGCATTCTGTCAGAAGCATCACATCGTAACTACCGCACAAATGGCTTTAACTTAAATAAATTATACTTTAGTTTAGCTGAAACTTACTTTAGCTTATTTGAAAAATAACTTTAAAATAGTTATTGACACGCTCCCACCTCCTATCCTATATTAAGCATCCAACCAAGCAGATAGAGGCGTGCATAATATGAGAGAGAAGAATTTTTTAACTGTAGTATCGCTACCCCTAATTTTAAGGGTTACAGCGTGAGGCCACTTTTAAGAGAGTGTAAATTCGCAGCCCCCATTATCCCTACCCGCTTTACCTGGACACACAGCTCTGTTAGTTTATTTCGCAGTTGTAAAAGAAAATTCTTTTGGAATTACTTAATGCTGATACGGCCAAATTACCAAAATTATAATTTACTTATAGGCAGCGCTTTCCATAAAGCATTAGAAATTTGGTACAAGTTCCCACACAGACCCATGCATAGAATAGCCAGAAAGATATTTGAGCAGTTAAAAAAAGATATTATGGCCACTCAGAATTTTTATGATAGCTCAGACTGGGACAAGGCATCACAATTACTGCATGTGTTTACAGGAATGTGTCTAGGTTATGCAGCCCACTACAAAAATGAGCGTAAGAAATTCAGAAAAATTGAAGTGGAGAAAAATTTTAGAATTGAGTTTGAAAACTTTGACTATGAAGGTCAGGTAGATATGCTCTATTCAACAAAGTACAAACGCTTTTTAGAAACAAAAACGGCATCCTTTGTAACTAATGTTTACATAAAACGTTTAGAAATGGATAACCAGATACGGGGTTATTGGCTAGGCTTAAAAGAGGGACACGATTACACGCCTAAGTCATGCACTTACAATGTCATACGTAAGGCCCAACTGAGAAGAAAAAGCGGGGAAACACCAGATGAATTTAATGAGCGCATTGAGCTTGATTATCTTGAAAGGCCCGACCATTATTTTCATAGAGAAAAAATAGTTATCCGCAAAGACGACTTAGAACGCTTTGTGGATAACTTACACATTGCAGATGCAGAATACCAGTACATTTTAAATAACTACGACCCTACAATACCTGAAGCCTGGGGCACTAATGACAAACACTGCGATGCATACTTTAAACTATGTGAGTACTTTGAGCTTTGTACAGGTGGTTTAGACTACACCACAGAGGGCATGTTTGATCAACGCACAACAGCCCATAGTGAATTAGAGGATGCGTAGGTGGTAGATTTTAAAAAACTTTTAAAACCTAGGGTTATAAATAAACTCAACAACACTACTGGTAGTTACGTATACATTGGCAGAGGTAGCCTTTGGGGTAATCCTTTTGTTGTAGGTAAAGATGGCTCTAGGGATGAAGTAATATTTAAATTTATAAATTTCTATAAAAAGTCCCGCACCATAAGAGCCAAAAACATGCGGAAAAATATCAAGGATTTAAAAGGTAAAAACCTGGGGTGTTTTTGTGCCCCTGCAAAATGCCACGGTGATTTTTTATTAAAGAAGGCTAACTGAAATGCAACATTACAAAACAATAGTTTTTTCTGAAATAACCTGCTATAAATGCCACATTGTTTTTTGTGTTACAAATGACCATAAAGAAAGACTAATAAATACAGGTGATGAATTTTGTTGTCCTAGTGGCCATAACCAAAGCTACTCAGAAGACAAAGATAAAAAAAGAATTAAAAAATTAGAAAAAGAACTAAGTGACACCCACACTAGAAAAAACTTCTGGATGGACCAAGCCAACGCATCAGAGCGCTCTAAATCTGCAATGAGAGGGCACTTAACTAGAAAGAAAAATCAATTAGAAAAAGTTAAAAAAGGCGTCTGCCCTTGCTGCGATAGATTTTTTGAAAACTTACATAGGCATATAAAAAACCAACACCCAGAATTTATACCTTTAGAGGATAACTAAATGATAAAGAAAAAAGATTTGTTAGACCTTATTAAATGGGTTAATGATCACCATCTTTTAAAACTAGAAGATGTCTTAATAAGTTGTCCAAAATGTGATAAATTGCATAATATAATTGATTTAAAAAGAGTTAAGCCAGCACCGCATTGTTTTGATTGTTTTATCAAAGAATTAAACAAAAATGAGTAATAAAGACAGAGCATATAGAAAATATTTAAGGATTGAGAAAATAAACGGCATGGCCAGTATCTCTGCAGCTGCATTAATAAAATATGTTAATGAAGATGATGATTTTAATATAGAAGATGCACATGAAATAGTTAAAGCTATGACTGATAGAATAGTATCTATAATTGCAGAAAGAGAAAAAAACTAATGAAAGTATTTTTTAAAGTAACTGAAACAGATAAGCAGATAGCATTAATTAATATTGATGATGTTGTGGCCATAGGCTCGATGACACGAAATCAGGCCCTAGAAACAATGAGTAACCCGCCTGAAAATTTCCCTGATAGAGTTTCTATAATGAGCATAAGGAACTCTACGGGAGCGAACGGCAAAATTGCTGTGCTTGAAAGTGTTTTAGAAATTTGGGATAACAAATTGGTAATTAAGTAAGGGAAACAATGATTAAAAAGAAAAAACGTAAAGCAACTGAAGACAACGATTTACCAACAGCACCAAGTATGCCAGAACAAAGTATGGAGAGTGCAATATTTTGCTTCTTTGGTGTCCCCGGTATTGGTAAAACATTTTTAGTTAATGCTATGGCCCCAGGGAAAACTTACTTTTTATCTTTCGATAAGGGTACACGTTATCTTAACACTATGCGTAAAGAGATTGTTGATTATGCAGGTATAGATGATATACTAACTAAGCTTGAAAAAAAACAAAGGAAAACAGGAAGCTTACCCTATGAAATTGTTTGTATTGACCATATAGACGCATTTGCATTGTGCTGCGAAACAAAAACAATTGAAGACTACAACGATAACAAAAAAGATAACCAACCTATTGCGACAAGACTAAATGAAGTCCATGGAGGCTGGGGAGCTGGTCAAGACATTTATGAAAAGCTAATGAGAAGATTACAAGCAAGGCTTTCACAGCTTGACGCTTTAATTGTTTTCATTGCCCATGAAGATGACAAGCCTGTAAAGATTGACGGTAAGGAATTTGAGCGTACCCAGCCCCGCATGGATAAAAGAACCTGGAAAGTTTTTACACCGTTAATGCATATCATAGGTAGGATGTCATGGAAACGTGTTAAGGTAAAGGGTCGTGCTGTTAAAGTTCGCATACTGCAAACAATACAAACAACTGATGACCTCGTTACTAAAGACCAAACAAATAGAATAAAACCAGATATTGATGAACCGCATGAGTTAATTGATACTACTAAACATGTAGAAAAATTTTTAAAGTCATTTCGAGAAAGGGAAAGCAATGGCGACAAAGACAACAAAGAAGAAGAAAAAATCAACAAAAAAAGGCGTAAAAAAGGGCGCAAAAAAAGATAATAAAAAAGACGAACACGGCAAATCATCAAGCCTGAAGAAAAAACTACGGGCTATGAAAAAAGAATGGAAAGATGCACCAGAGATAGATGATTTTGAGGATCTACCAGACGGTAAGTACCAAGTGCGCATCGATGAAGCAGTGATGACTGAGACAAAAGAAACCGAACTGCCTATGGCTAAATTTGCAATGACCGTTGCAGGCGGTGAACAAGTGAACCGTAAGTGCTGGAAATATGCAGTACTTGACTTAGAAAAAATGCCAAGGTGCCTTAGCTTCTTGAAAAAAGATTTGAATAAATTGGGTGTTGAAATGCCTGATGACCCTGCAGAACTTGAAGATACTTTACCAGAACTTGATGGTTCATATGCAGAAATTCAAATAAAAACCTCTTCTAAAGGTGATACCGAATATAAAAATACTTATTTCCAAATCGCCCTGGATGAAGATGAAGTTGATACTGATGACCTAGAAGAGTTGTCTGAAGAAGAAGATGAAGACGACCCAGAAGAAGTAGTAGAAGTAGAAGATCCCGAAGAGGATGATCCTGAAGAAGATGAGATCGAATGGGAAAAAGGTATGGAGTGTGTTGTTGATTTTGAAGGTGAAGATTTCACTGGAGAGATTAAAAGCATTAAAGGTGATGTAGCTAACGTTAAGTTTGAAGACGGCACTACAGAGAAAGTAGACCTTGATGAACTCAAGCCCGTTGAATCTGATGAAGTAGAAGAGGATGATCCCGAAGAGGATGATCCTGAAGAAGATGGCGATAGTGAAATTGAAATAACTTTTAATGATAAAAAATTAAAAGCAGAAGACAAAAAAGCTATTAAAAAGTTAGCCAAAAAGTTAGAATTTGACAAAGAAGACTATGATACTTCTTCTGAAATGCTGGCGGATATGGCTGTGTACCTCAAAGTAGAATCAGGTAAGTACAGCTCACCTAAGAAACTACTTAAGGCTATTGCGGAAACAGAGTAACTTATTTATTAAGTTAAATATTACAAGCACAGCAGGTACTTAGGGGGCCAACTTAGTAGGCTTGGCCCCCTTTTTTGAGAGATGGGGAAATGGGCACATCATTAACAAAATTTGTACAAGATAATGTAAACCCTGCAGATTACTACCAGTGGGTGTTTTCCAACACTTCAATAACATCCGGTGAGAATCGGGTGCTATCTCCTTTCTCAAATGAAAAAACACCGTCCTTAATGATTAATGGGTCCAGTGGCAAATGGAATGATTTATCTGGTGGCGGTAAGGGCGAAAAATCAGGTGGGCCTTCTATCATATCATTTCATGCAGCCCTGGAAGACGAAAAACAAATCATTGCGGCACGACAACTATTCAGTAAGTTTATACATCCTACTATTAAAAGATCAGTTGTAAAACACTGGGCACGTGTTCTTAGAAAAACACCTATTGCTAAAAAATATATCGTTATCAAAAGATTATTATCTCCTGAATTTATTAAAGAAATGAATATAGGGTGGGATGGGGACCGCATAACAATACCCGTAGAGAACGAATTTGGTTTATTTGTAAATGCAAAGCTTTATGATTTTGCTGCTAAAGCAAAGTCAACTAAAAAATTCACAGTAGCTAAGATGTTAAATTATTCTGATAAGAAAGATCATAAAAAACCTAACGGCGAAAAAATGAAATTTGGCTCACCCGTTATGATTTACCCTTTCTCAGCTTTTAAGTTAGCCGAAAAAGAAGGTTACATTGTTGTCACTGAAGGTGAATGGGATGCTTTGTTTTTATTGTCCATTGGTATTCCTGCAGTAACAAGTACAGGTGGCAGCGAATCGTGGCCGGTACAGTACAACCACATGTTTAGAAGTCTAGATGTTATTATAGCTTATGATAATGATTCTGCAGGATTTATTGGCCGTAAAAAATGGGTGATACCTAACCTTTCAAAATATGCGAAATCAATTAAAGTTTTAAAAATTCCTAAACTGGCCATAGGGGAAGGTAAAAAAACAAAAGATGTTTTAGACTGGGCATTAACTAAAAAATCAATGCGTAAAAAATCAGGGTGGTTAGAGAAGTTTGAAAAACGCGCAACTTTAGTTTTAAAAAATGATGAAAAAGATATAATACATGAAGAAATTTTACATGTACCTCTAGATAAAGCCAGCCTGGGGAAGTACTACCATAAACAAATAAAAGTAAAAGCACTTGTTAGCGGTAAGATAAATTCACCATATGTGATACCTAGAAAATACCGTGTGTCATGTGCACAGCTTGACAGTTGTGACGCCTGCCCACTGCGAGAATACAACAAAGAATTCCAAGAAAATTCAGTGCAGGAAAACGACCCGGAACTTTTAAAATTGTTAGATGTTTCTGATAAAGCCCAGCGGGAAATGCTGCAAAGGAAAGCAGGTTTTATTAAAACTACAGATGCTTGTAAGTGCAAAGTTGACACTATCTCTAGCATGAACGTCGAGCAGCTTTTACTGATACCCACTCTTGATTCTGACAGTGTGTACACGAATCGAATGGCCTATTACGTGGGCCATGGTTTGGCGGCCAATAAAGCCTATGAATTTAAAGGCACTACCACATCATCCCCCAGGACCCAGCACGCCATACACCTGTTTGACAAAGCTTCGCCTATAGAGGGCGAAATTGACACGTTTTCAATGACTGATGATATCTATGCCCAGTTAAAAGTTTTCCAGCCTAAAGGCAAGGAGACCCCTCTGGGCAAGCTTATGAAGATAGCAGACTGGCAAGCCCGTAATGTCACCGAGATCATAGAACGTCCTGACTTACATATGGCAGTTGACATGTCATTCCACAGCGTAAAAGAATTTAGGTTTAATGGCTCCCTTATGAAAAAAGGCATGATGGACGTGCTTATATTTGGTGATGGGGCTTGCGGTAAGGGCTGGGTTAGTGAGCGTTTAGGGGGGTACTACGGGGTAGGCTCTGTGGTGTCTGGAGAGAATTGTACTTTTGCAGGTCTAGTAGGCGGGGTACAGTCCACAGGTAAGCAGTTTTTAGTCACCTGGGGGGCTATCCCACTTAATAACGGGGGGCATGTGATCATTGATGAGGCTGGAGCGCTGGGGCATGAGGAATGGTCTAGGATGTCCAGGGTACGCTCTGAAGGTGTGGCTGAAATTAATAAAATTGTTTCAGAAAAAACTCAGGCATACACACGCCTATTATGGTTAGCTAATGAAAAAAACGGTAAACCCATAATGAGTTTAAATACAGGTGTTGAAGGTATCAAACAATTGATAGGTGCTAACGAGGATATCCGAAGATTTGATGTAGCCCTTACTGTAGCCATTGATGAAGTACCAAGCGAACTTATCAATACACTTAATCCAGTCGATTATTCTGATTCTGGAAAGTACCCTGCAGAACTTTGTAAGCAGCTTTTAATGTGGTTGTGGTCTCGCACTGTAGACCAAATTGAATTTAGTGAAGCTGCAGAAAAAGAAATAATAAAACAATCGATAAAATTTGGTAGAATGTACTCTGCAGAAATACCACTAATACAAACTGAGAATGTACGCTACAAGATTTGTAAATGGGCCATTTGGGCTGCAGGTAGACTGTTCAGTACTGACCCCACTGGAGAAAAATTAATTATACAGTCTAAACATGTGCGCACAGCCTGCCAAGTGGTAGACGGCTTTTATGAAAAAGAAAGCATGAATTATAAAATGTTCAGTGAACAGAAACATTCAACAGGTGGCAACCTGCATGATAAAAAAGTTATTAAAATATTCAGCAGTAATGATGCTAACCGTGCAGTAGTTATTGAAGGGCTACTAAGACTGCATATAATAACAACAGATAACCTAGCAGACTATTGTGACGGTGACTTAGCAGAGGCCAAAATATTAATAGGTACATTGGTGCAGGCTAAATGTTTAAGCCGTGTTAAAAACGGTTACTTAAAAAACCAAGCTTTTTCTATGTGGCTCAGAGGCCAAGGGGGTATGTGATGGGAAAATCTAAAGGTAAGCATATTAAATGTATGACATGTTTTGTTAAAAAGACTGAGCATAAATTTGATAGTAATGATGTATGGGACATGCACACAAACGGTGTGCGTATTACCTGCAAGAAATGTAAAGGTAAAAAATAATGGCTGTATACGTTGACCCCATACAAAATTGCCCCACAAATAAAAACTGGCCGTACACCCAGTTCTGCCACATGATTGCAGACACACCAAAAGAATTAAAAGCCTTTGCTTTAATAATAGACTTGAAACTAAGTTGGTACCAAGAAAAATCATTTCCACATTTTGATTTAACAAAATCACGCAGGGTAGAGGCTATAAAAATGGGGGCTATAGATTTAAACTTAAGACAATTTGTAAAAAAGATGCAGGAGATTAGAGGAAATGGGTAGAGTACCAGACCAAGTGTTTACAATTGAAGGTGTAGTAAGGCATTTCGAATGTAAGATAACAAACCACCAAGCACGCTACTATAGAGAAACTACAGCTTTTTGGTTGTACGTATATGAAAACTTTATTGTGGGTAAAAAATAGTGCTCTGCAAGATTGACACCTGCACTCAACCCCAACTAGAGGGTAGACCTTTCTGCTGTAAAAAACATTGGAATAAACTACCACGCAAAATAAAAACCGAACTAAATAAATTGTATGACGATGGTAAAGGATCTATTACAGTTATCGCTCTTGAACGTTTAACTATAAAAGCAAACTTTGCAATTAAGCTACCCAGTACCTGGGAAAAACGCGCTGCATTTTACTTAAAGAAACTTAAAAAACAGGTTAAGAAAGAGCGCATATTAATTGTCACTGGGGATGTTACAAGAACTAATAAAAATAGGGGCTTATGGAAGATCTTAAATAAATTAATTGTTAGGGCTGGTATTGAAAATGAATCTGCAGTAAGAACAAATTTTAATAGTGAGCCCCACAGCATCGCAGTAGTCTTAGGTGTAGAAGGCTTTAAACAAACCCTACCACCCTATAAAGTAAAAAATGGTATAGTGCATATGCAAAACCAGATAGTAACACCTGAAGATTATATAAACGCAGCTTGGGCCACACGCCCTAATAAAGGCACACGCTTGGGTAACACATATATGATATCTTGTGAGCCCCACCCAGAAGAGTATGACGAATTTGGTGAAGATGAAATAACTGAAATAAAATTTTGTTTAGCGTGGGCCGCAAAACTATATAAATCAAAAATGAAAGTTGGTATTTAAATGAAAGATAGTGTATACCCTATATGTTGCTGTGGTAAAGCAATGATAAGTACTATGGCGTTCCATGGTAAAGAATATTGGTGTTGGAATTGTGGAGAAACCGATAGCTTTTTTGTTTCTGGTGATCGTCGTGAAATAACAGAGGAAGAAGAAAAAGAACTACAGCAAAAACAAAAAGAAGCTATTGAATTTTTAGATGCTAGAGGCTGTAAATATGGCGGCGGTATGCGAAAAGTAAATGATGGGTACACCCCGTTTGATTGCCTACCCGAAGAACTTAAAGAAGAGATTTCTAAACTAGCTGATTCCTGGGTATACCTAAATGAATAAATGGCAGTCACCAACATCTATAAAACTTAAAAATGGTAAACGTATGTACTTTAGACTTTATAGTATCTGGAGAGGGATGAAAATACGTTGCTACAGTAAGAAAAATAAAGACTATGAAAAATATGGTGGCCGTGGTATTTTAATGTCCCTAGGCTGGTATGAAAGCTACGACGAATTTTATGAATGGTCTGTAAACAATGGTTACAAAGAAAACCTAAGCATTGATAGAAAAGAAAATTCTAAAGGGTACACACCTAATAACTGTAGATGGGTGGATAAATGGACCCAGACTAATAATAGAGATATCACATTAACTATGACTTATCAAGGTATGACAAGAAATTTATATTGGTGGTCAGACCAAATTGGGGTATCGTATGACACACTAGTAAAAAGAAAACAAAGATACAAATGGTGTGATGCTAAATGTATTGAAACACCCTTGCATAAGGGTAGTACATGGTAAATAATGTAACATGACAGCTTTAAAAAACCATTATAAAAAAACTAAAGTGCCTTACAAGTTATCTGGGAAATTAGTTGCACTTGACTTTGAGACCACAGGTTTAGACCTGTACCATGGGGACCGTATTTTTTGCTGAGCTTATGTTACTGATGAAGCTGAAGCAGGTTTTATGTATAAAACAAAAGCTAACTTAAAATGGTTAGAGCGCCTAATGATGGACCCTACTAAGCACGTTATTTTCCATAATAAAAAGTTCGATTTAACTGCTATGCTTGTAGAAGGTTTTAACATTTTTAATTTTAAAGCAATAACAGAATGCACACTAAGACTAGCAAAACTTTTTAATGCTACCTGGAACAGTTACAAGTTAAAAGATTTAGGTGCTAGGCTACTGGGCGTACCGACTGCAGACAAAGATGAAATTGAAGAATGGGTTAAAGATCGTAAGCGTGTAAATTATTATCGTAGAGAGTTTAGCCGTAAACCTAATTTTTCTGACGCCCCTGCAAGCATAATTAAAAAGCGTGCCGTATGGGATGTTGAAACTACTTTGATGCTGTACCTTAAACTACGTCCTGCAATAAATAAGGCTGCTGAGAAACTATACCAAACAGAGCTTGAGTTAGCTTATGTGTGTGTTGACATGGAAAGCCATGGGGTACCCGTTGATATAACACGTGCCAAACAATTAAAATCTCAGGCTGAAAAAGACATGGCTATTATTATGAAAGACCTGCGTAAACTAGTAGGTAATTTAATAGTAGATAAAACTAAAGCTGGTGAGCAAATAAAAGTGCCCATCACCGCAAAAGAATTTAACCCAGGGTCCTCAAAACATTTAGCTGCTGCTTTTAAAAAAGTTGGTATTGAGCTTGAATATAAGACCGATAAAGGTAACTGGTCATTTGATGAGTATTCCATGATTCGTTATGTATCAGACCCATTAGTTAAAGTAATGCGCAAAGCTTCAGAAAACGGGTGGCAAGCTAATCAGTTTTACAGACGTATTAAACATGCAGTAAAACGCTACGACCTGGACATTAAAGAATTATTACCGCCCCTTATTTTAAAACATCAAAATCTTAAAAAGATGATAAGTACTTACTATAATGCAATTATTAACAAGTCGCTAAATAAGTACACTGCACCAAACGGTATAGAGTACGGGACGTTGCATTGTTCGTTTAACCCTACTACAGCAGTAACAGGTAGATTTTCAGCAACAAACCCACCGCTACAAACTATACCTCGTAACAGCGGACCTAGAGAATGCTTTGTACCTCGTAAATCCAGGCGCAATTGGTACCTGGACTATGACCAAGTGGAAATGAAAATATTTGTGCATTTTGCCAAAGATGAAGACATGGCCCGTGAAATTGAGAATGATATCCACGCTTATGTCGCAGGGCAGGTGTACAAGGTCGCCAAATCCTCTGTAACGAAAGAACAGCGGAAAAGGGGTAAAGGGGTAGGCTTCGGGGTTTTGTACGGCTCAGGGGCTAATACGATGGCTGAGACGATGACTAAACAGGGCCTTAAAACCACTAAAAAAGATGCCGTGTATCTGGTGCGCAATTACCATGAATCATTCCCTTCAGTGCGCAGAACAACACGGTACTTTGAAGCTCAACTGCGGAAAAAGGGGTTCCTTACAAACCCATTCGGCAGGCGGTACCATATACCCGTAAAATTCGCTTACAAGGCCCTTAACTATATGTGCCAAGGTACATCAGCTGACATCATCAAGCAGGCCATGGTGAAGCTGTGGAAGTGGTTACGCAAGCATAAATTTAAAACTAAACTTATAATGACAATCCATGATGAAATTGTTCTAGAATGCCCCAGGAGTGAAGAGAAGAAAGTCATTCCCCAGGCCCTGCGAATCATGGAAGACCTTAAAAATTACTTTGTACCGATTACTGCTAGTGCAGAAGTTGTCACGGAAAGATGGTCTAAAAAGAAAGATGCCGTGAAAGATTTAAATCTTGCATGGGCTGTTTAATTTTGGTGTTTGAGTGAACGCCCCGCCTCCCTGTCTCTGGCACGCCTGCTACTCAGGGGGGCATTTTTAACACTAAAACTACAATTTCTCCCTATTATGTAGCCCTTTCGTATAATTAAAGTATTGCTTTAAGTTACATTAAGCAGTATATTTATATAGGTACAGATGCAAATTTGTAATAAGCAGCGAGAGAGAACATACATGTATAAGCCTTTAAAACCAATCCAAATTGGTAAGCATATTGATATATTTGCAGGTGTTCTTTGTAGTGCTTATACACCGACAATAGCTCAACAAAAACTATTTAAAAATATTTTTGAACATGAGAAGAGAGAATGTAACAATGGATATAAATATAAATTTCAAATTTCTAAGTGGCGGCCACGCCCTCTTTACAGTAGGAAGCCCACGTAATAGGTTTACATTTAAGATCATTAAAAAACCTGACAGCCCTTTTTATGTGTCGTATCTTACTGGTAAAGATAATACAAAAGATTATACATACTTGGGCTGTTTTATCCCCCTATCAAAAGATAGGTTTTTAAAACTGACAAATAAAAGTAGGTTAGGGGTAGCCTCCCAACCTGTAAAAGTTTTTGAATGGGCTGCAGAGATATTAGCAGGCCGCAAAGACAATCATATAAACCACCCAAACACTGCAGGATGTTATATTATTCATGCGGGTAAATGTTGTGCTTGTGGTAGACAGTTGACGACACCTGCATCAATAAAAAATGGTATAGGCCCTGTATGCGTTCAGCTTAGGGATGGTGCAAAGAAAATAAAACCTAAAAAAGAAAACCAAGCAGCATTATTTTAAAATTGAAAGGATCGCCTTAATGAGTGGTTTAAAAGTAGAAGTAGATAAGAAAAAGAAAGTTCTTAAAATTGAGCTACCTTACGGGGACCCCCGCCCATCAGCATCTGGAAAAAGTCTTATAGTGGCCACAACCAGTGGAAGCATCCAAACCGATACAAAATTTGAAGGTAAAAATTTAACAATTGGTATTAATGCCTATATACCTAACATCAATTAAGCAGTAGTATATTAATCATAGCTTTCCTCAAATGGAATGCTCTCTTCTCTCAGGGGAGGCGGCTGCCCGGTCGTCTCCTCATTTTTTTGAGGCGGGGTTAAGTTGGGTAATTGTGGGTTTAAATGGGCTACCAAGGTCAAGTGCACTACCCCTTCCCCCTCTCTTTTTCCTTAAAAATAAGCATTTTTAAATTAATTTTAAAAATATGGTTATTTTTATTATTTTATACTGGACACGTGTACAGTAATCAATTAATATTTAGTTATGAGATTTGAAGAACAGCCCAACTAACCCAGAAAGAATTGAAGATTATGAAAAAGCCAACCATGAAACAAATAGCCGCCTACTGTATCAGAGAGGTATTCGATAATGCCGCCTACACTCTTGGAGACAACTTTGACAGCTTGACCGAGAAGCAAAAAGACGAGGCGGTAAGACACATGGAGAACATGTTGAAGCCCATGTATGACAGAATGGACAATATCGTTGGTGAGCAGGATTCTGACATAGGGGACTTGAGATAATGAATCTGAACCACCAAAGAACACTGTTTGAAAAAGTAAATGGTCATCCTTGGGACAATAGGCCAAAGGAAATAGCCCAACTGAAACCAGGGCAGAAAGAAGTGAAGATTATGAGCTGGAAAAAGAAACATTTTAAAAGGGTGTCGGTCCATTGGCACGAGAAACTAAAGCAAGTGGAAGTAGTTCACGGAAGTATGAACGAAGACCCGGAATATTTTGACAGTTTTTTAGGGGAACTAAAAGAAGCCATAGCGTTTGGTTTGACTAAAAAGGCTGAACTAAACAGATAAAATAATGCTTCTTAACCACCCAGACCCTATCAGACCGGATGACAATGAAACTAATTAGAAAGGTAACAATGAAATTTTTACACGTACAGTTACTTAGAATAGCTCAAAAATCTAGTGCAACAGATTTTTCAAAATTTTCGTACATAGAGCTAGAATCTTATTTAGCCTGGAACAACTTACTACCCTCAGAACACCAACAAACAACTACAGGAAAAGTTAACGAGTTATCAAACGCTTTAGGAAAAGATACAAAATTAGTATATGAAGTCGCACTATTACTTGCAGAAAATAAAATTGGTACAATAGACCAACTTAAGGTACAATTGCAAAAATGAAAAAAGTTACTCTATTACTGTTGATTATCTTTTGTACTGGGTGTTCCCATAAAACTAAAATGATGTTTGCTAATTTTGCTGCAGGCGCAGCCCAGGGGGCCATAGATCAACTATCTAATGACTTATTTGATAAAAGCCAAAAAGAATTTGCAAGGTTAGAGCGCCGTTTAAAATAGCCAAGCTATCACCCACCCCACAACTGCAATGAAAAAAGTTAAGTAAAAACCATAACGCCATTTTTTATCAGCGTCTGCTTTACCTTCAGCCTTGTCTTCAACATCAGCCACTGCTGCGGCTGTAGCTTCCTTAGCTTCTAAACTAGTTTCAAAAACAGTTTTTAAATTAGAAAACCCATTAGTTATCTTATCTTCCATATTTTTAGTATTTGATTGTATCTTATCTTCTAGGTTTTCTTTATTTGTACCGCACAATGTTTCATTACTCTTTACTTTAACTTTTATTGCGGCGATATCACGTTCATGTTGTGCTTGATTTGTTGTAAGGTTAACGCATTGAGTGGCCATAGCATCAACGCATTTTTCCATACTCTCAGCTGACTTATTAATTTGGGCTACGTGCTGGCTTTGTAATTCCATTTGCCCATTAACAGTGGCTTTGAAAGTTTTCATCTCGCCCTCCAATTCTATCAACCTTCTCAGGTTTGTTTCTGCTGTTGGTTCGGTCATCCCATTAACCTTTCAAATTATTTTTAACTATAAACTGCTCTAACAACTTCCTAGCCGCTAGTCTTCTGTGTTGGCATTTTCTGTGGTCGCTAAACCTTATTAATGCAGTTGTCATCGCAGGCCATTTATCTCCCACAATTAAAAGTATTTCAGCATCAGACAAATTTGAAAGTGCTGTCATAACTTTCAAATTCTTCATCAGTGGGCATTTTACTAAATGCTACCTTCTGTTCCACTATTGCCCAATCTTTTTGATTAGATACATCAAGGTTATCATGCACTAAACCCATCCAAATATACCTTTGTTCTCTTTTTACTTTTTCTAATACTTCCGCAGCTTTTAAATCTACAGTATTCTGATTTACTTCAGCAACTCCGTCAATAATTTCGCCTGTATAAAAACAATGTGATACACCTTCTAAATCAAGAAAACATCCTAAAGGTATTGTTTCGTCAAATTCAACTAACGCATAGTTTTTATTTTTAAATTGCAGTTTTGCAAAATGGTCTTCATCAGGGGTTTTTAATTTACCATCCTTACCTAAACTACAGTGTACTTGTTTATGGCAAGCTTTGTTGACTGTAATAATAGGCATTTCTAATTTACCATCATCATCTATAGGTGTATAAAGTTGTAGCATTAGTTCATCTCCTTAACTTCAATAGAAAACGCACCGTCTTCTTGGTCAATTTCAAGTATTAAACAGGTAGCACATGAAAATTGTTTCAATTCATCCATTTGCACCCTACACCCAGTAGGAGTACCAGCCCCAGTATCAGAAGTTTTATCTGTCACAGATTTTATATAAAGTGACTTGTCACCAGCTAACCTGTCATTAAGTTGGCTATTTATATAAACATTTGTTACAAGTATACCTGTAAATGTTAAATCATAAATTCCAGCACTTGGGTGAGACACAGCCACACTCGCCCCTACTTCACTAGTTTGTAATAGAATACTTCCTGCAGCATTAAAGCGTGCTAAAAGTAAAGTATTACCGGACCCTATTCCCCCAGTCACCCATGCAGTACCATTAAAATTATACTCAACAGATTCATCTTCTACAAAGGCTCTCCAGCCCTGCAGTGGTGTAATAAAATTCCAGGTATTCCCAAAGAAAAAAGCTATGTTGTCTTCTTGCCCAGTCCAGTCACCAGAAGCTACCGAGGCAACTATATACCTATCACCTTCTGCAGGTGACCCTGGGGGTGCTGTAAGATCTTTGTCTTTTACTCTTGTTTGCACCATGGCATCAAGAATATTTAAGGCTTCGTTATGGGTCACCTCTGCATTAGCCTGTGATTCACGCAGTAAGGGCATCTGTAGGTTTGGAGTAAAATCTACCATTATAAAGTAGCCGCCTTTCCTTTTCCTCTTTGTTTAATTTCTGTAAGTTGGTATATGATCATGTTTACATCAGCCCCAGGTGCTAGCCCTGCAGCAGTTTGGTCTGCAGCTGTAAAAGTAAATTCTGGTAGTTGTGGTCTATCTACAGGCCATGGCCCCTCTACAGTAATAGTATCTACAATTACTGTAAATCCTGCATCAAAAAAATCTATCTGGAATATTTCTCTATTTTCTAAAAGTGGGGTGGTTGTTCCTACTACAAAATGTTTTACTAGTGCCCTGGTTGCACGCTTCCAAAGTATCCTTAAATCGTTTGCCGTATTTCTAATACCTGTAATGTGTACGGGGCTAAAACCTTGTATTGTGTTTGCTTCTAAGGGTAACAGGGAAAACCCTGGGACCTGCCCAGGTAACACATTAGGGGGTACTGCTTTAAAAAATCTATCAAAATTTATTTCGCTTATGGCTACTTCATTAAACTGAACTCTCCCTATGTCCAATAAAATAAATCTTTCATCAGTTTGGGTGTGCGCCACTTCATCTGCAGTGTCCCTTCGTCCTCTGAGAAGTTTTGAAATCGTATAAATATTAGTGTCAATGAGTACTGCATTTTGAAATTGTAAAACTTCTTCACCTATAATGCAGGTGTTAGCCCCTTCTAACATTTCTTCTTCAGTTACAGATTCTAAAGTACCATTAACCAAAGTAACATCTATAGTAGTGCCATTATCAAAATAACCTACTGGGCCTGCAGGAACAGCTACAGGCACAAAACCCATTGTGGATTCCTGAAAAATAGAACCTTTATAAAAAAAGTTTTGCCCATCATCTGATTTGAATATTTGCGCACTATTGAATTCTGCTGTAGGGTCTATTTTAGCTACTGCCATGTATACCCCAGGTGAATGATTTTGATCATTTGTAAATGGGGCAATATCAATAATTTCAAATAATAATGTGCCTCCTTGAAAAACAGCACGTGTAAGGTTTTGATTTGTATTATCTTCTTCACCTACTTGTACGTTTGTCCTAATATCTTCAACAACACCTTCAATTAGCAAAACATGGTCTTTACCTCGGTCTATTTTTTTAGTAAGTACTGTATAAGTTTCATCTTCAAAATTAAGATTAACTTTGTCATTTTCTTCTAAATCTATATATGCTATAGGTAAAGAAAATGTAATGGCTTGTCTACGTTGCCATGCGCTCCATAACTCACGCCTAGCAATAGTTCTAGCTTCTGCAGCACTCATAACAATAGGCACATTAAAAATAACTGATGTATTATTAGGTACATCTACTCTACGTTCTCTTTGGGCTGCTTCTTGAAAAGCTTGTTTTGGCTCAATAAATTTTACTATAATTTCGCTCGGTAAGTCAGGTCCAAAAGTATCTGAAATTTCAAAAGGTCTTTGTATTGTGTTGTCTCTACCTGGAGAAGCTGCAAAATCTCCATCTTTAATTAGTTCTACAGTGGGGTCATCTTTCTTTTTAAATATAATAGCCCCGTTACGCTCAAATGCATGAAGATTAGCGAAACGCATAAGTGGTATTAATAGTTCTACAGCTGGTTGAGGCCCTAATGCATGAAAGCCTTGCAATACATCTGTGGCCACAGAAGCATCAAATTCTGAGCTATCTAAACCTGCACGTGTTAATATTTTGTCAATACCACCCGCCACTGTTTCTGTAGCGGTTCGCTGCACAATAAATTGCATTTGGGGAAATTGGTTGCCAAAATTTATTAAATGTATTTTTTCTATAACTACATAACAAGTGCCTCTAAATGTAGGCACATTACCAGTACCTTCTTTAGATTCTATTAATGGGTCTGCAGTTTGTACTAAATCACCTGGATAAAATCTAACATCAAAAATTTGATTAGGGTCAAAGGCATCAGTGTTTTCCTGTAAGGTTATAGTATTTCCTGCAGCCTCAGAGCCTGATGAGTTAGTTTCATTCTGTAAAGTCACAAAAGTCTCACTAGTAGCTGTATTTGTTCCTGATGAGCCTATAACCCAAGTGTCATTTAAAATGCTTGCGGTCCATCCTGACATAATCATTTCTTTACCACTTTGAAACACACTTAAGTCAACACCAGATGCAACTGTAGCAATTACACGTACAAAGTTAGCCCCACCAACACTTTCTGCATTAGCCCTAATACCATCTGAAACAATATTTGTTAGTTCTGGGTTTTGATATATAACTTCACCATTGGCTATTATTTTGTCAAGCCTAGTACAGATTCCTTCACATAAACCTATAGCAAAATCTGCAAAATAATTGTAACCCACAATATTGTTTTCAATAACTGTTTTAGACCTTGGTATAAGTTTTCCAGAATCTGAATTTGGTCTGGCTGTCTCTGAAGTTTCTGTTACGATTTCTTCGATTAAGCCTGATGTCCAAATAATTTGCCCTGCAAAACGATTTGTGGGACCAAGCACAAATGCCATAGGCCCGCCTTCAGCAGATGATTGTATTTGTAGCCCACCTACACGAGGCCCAACAGGGGATACAATTTCAGCCCCTAACCCACCATCACCAGCAATTTTTGGGAATAAATATTTGTTATCAATGTACGCACCTGCCGCGCTCCCAATTGCACCCCCAATTGCACCCCCAACTCCAGGTGCAATATAGTTACCAATTGCCGTACCAACGTAATTACCAACTATTGTTGCCATGTCTCACTAACTCCTGGCCATTGGAAAGCATGTGTTATCCGCTCATCCCAATTATAGTGTGTGTGGGTCTCGACTACCTTTTTAACTTTATCATATGTGTGCAGGATACCTATATCAGTCATCACACCTACATGCTGTGGATGTTTTGAAATATGGTTTACCCAATAAATAATAACATCTCCTGGTTGTCGGTCTTCCACAGCTATAGGTATAAAAACTTTTTTCATATGCTCCATTAATAAAGTACCATCAGAATAACGCTTATAAACTGTATGGTCATAGTTAAATAATTCAAGCTCTTTAGCTATCCCAACTATTAAACCTATGCAGTCTACCCCTATACCCTTTTTTCTTGCTTGATGCACGAATGGAGTATTTAAATATTCCCTAGCTTTTTCTATAATATTTTTTCTTGTGACCATTATTTAGCCTTTGGTGTTTCTAACATCGCATCTGAGCCTGGGATAAAGGGGAACCCCCCGAAATTTTCTATAATGTTAAACTTATTTATACAGGTATCACGCAATTTGTCACATCCTGGCTGCACATTAAATGTGTCTAACACAGATATATTAAAATCAGTAGGCAGTTGCAATTCTAAAGTTTGCACAGCTGCTGGTGTGCTGTGTAACTTTACTACAGATGTTTTAGCAGTGTTTGGACCTGTTAACCATGTAAGCCTGCCATGAGTGAAAAAATCAGCTGATTCTGTTAGTCCTGATGCCTCAAACAACGATCTATTATTAAGGCTACCCCCTGTAACAGATAGTATAGAGCCTGCCTCACTAAGCCCAACAACATCTACCCTACACACAGCATCACCTAAATCATTATCACACTCTCTTGTGTACATGCGCCCTACTCTGGGTATTATCCAACGTGTTAAACCTTCTACCTTTGCTTCCCATCTTTCAGCTGAATATTTGACTTCAGTAATCCAGTATTTTGCAGTTGTTATAGCAGGCATCCATGGGAATCTGTAATCAATCCAACTTTCAGTTATTTCTGCTTCATTAAAAAGACCTGAACGTAAATCTTCATGAGTTATTAAATTTGAGGTTATTGGCCCAATCATCTCAAGATTCTCTATAGCTAAATCAGCTTCTTTTCTTCTAGCGCTTACTTGCACACTATCTACAGGAGTATATAGCTCATTTTCAAAAGTTATTTCCTGAGTGTTACTTGTAAATCTAAAAACAGTACTATCTGTGCGTTCAATTTTCCACAAGGTAGCTAACCAGTGTTTTCTTCTTTTCAGAAGTTCCCTTGTACCGTTATCTAGAGGTATTGTCATGGTGCTAATTCTCCAGCAGTTGTGTTAGTTAGCCCAAATATTTTACCAAACCAGCGCTCCTGACCATCATTTTTAAACGCACCTAAAACAATACCTTCTTCAGTACCTAATGAAAATAAATCAAATCCATTAGGTGATTCAACATCAAAAGTAAAGGTGTCACTAGTATTAATTATATAAAAATGTGGCCCACCTTTTTTTAATTGTGCAGTGTCCGGTAGTTCTACAGTATACCCATTAGCATCAGGTGTGAGCACTTGCACACGTGGAGCCCCCCGGTACAAAGATGTGTTGGCAGTGAGCGCTATAAAAGTGCCATTACCCATAAATTCAAGCATACGGTTCATCATGCGTTAGCCAATCCTGCTTGTAAGTCACCTAAAATTTGAGATCGTGACTGTTTAAAACTATTAGCATCAGTAGCGTTTACTGTAAAATTAATATTATTGTTAACTGTAGTACCCCCACCACCATCGGATGATACCCCAAGTTTACCATTCTTACGTTTGAGTGGTAGGATAGCTTCAGGGCCTACTTCAGACATAGATGAAAGTTTTCCGTTCGCCTGATTAAACAATGTTGGAGTATTTACAACACCCCCATTTTGAAATTGTTGGATATTACCTTGATTAAAAACATTACCGTTCGCACTTTGAAAATTCGTACCCGCACTACTAAATGTTTGTGTTTGTGCTCCTGCAGACTGTAAAGCTTCTGCATTAGTTTGTGTACCTCCAGAGAACCCTGCACTAATACCAGTTGTGATTGCTTGTGCAATAGCTTGTTTCGCTATCTGCTGTGTAATCTGTCTACCTGTTTCATTTAAAACTTCTCGTAAACTTTTTGCCTGGAATAACGCTGTAGTCAAACCATCGGCAATACCGCTACCGATAATTTGCCCGGTTTTTTCCATCTGGCCCATAGTTTCATTTGCATCTTTTAATTTTTTAAGAACTTCATCTAAACCATTATTTGTTTTTTCTATAGAATCAGGTATTTTTCCTGCTGAATTAGCCATTTTATCAAAACTAATAGCAACATCAAAAGATGCCTTACTAGTTAAATCTAAACCTAAATTGAGTTCATTGATTCCTGTGATAAGTTCTTTAACAGATTTTTTTGCAGCTTTAAATATGTCACCTTTACTTTGCTTTTTACCAAACTCTTTTTGTATTCTTAAAAATTCTTCATTAGCATTTTTTCTTATAGCATTTAGTCTTACTCCAGATTCTAAAGCATCTGCTATGATTTCAGCATTGGCTTTTTTCTCAGCATCCACAATATCTTTTAGAGAATCTTTAAGTACCTGATTAGCTTTGTCATCAACAAACTTCCTAGCTAAACTAACATCTAAGTTTTTATTAAAAAAAGAAGCTACATCTAAGATACCATTTTCTATAAATCTCTCTGCTTCAGACCACGCAATTTTAAAACCACTAGTAAACGTCACCCAAATTTTAGTTAATTGTGACACGCCAGTATTCCAACCAAACCTAATACGCTCAACAATATTTAAAAAGAATTCAGCAAAAGCAGCTGCGGCTTCTTGGGCTATTTTAAATTCATTAAATAATGTTTTACCTATAACTATACCTGCAGCTAAAGCAACGAGGCTAGCAAATATAGTTAATAAAGGTGCTGTAGATATAGCAGCTGCTGCAGAGCCTTTAGCCAGTGCAAACATAGCCTTACTCATTCCAATAATTACCGCAGTAAATTTAAATGCAATAATAGCCCCTATAAAAATACTTATTGCCTTTAATGTTGCGGCAACAGCCGCAGCCCTTTGTGCCGTACCTGATAAACTATCCTGCAAACCTAACAAAAATCTTATGCCATCAGTTACGGCTTCCACCATATTTTTTAAACTACCCGCCGCCCCTGAATCACCGATAGATAAAATAAATTCTTCAGTTGCAGAGATAAGAGATTTAAACGCACCGCCTAAAGTATCAGCCATTACTCTAGCCTGTTCTTCTGCCGCACCTCTATTTTCTTTTTGGGCTTCTGTGAGTTCATCAACTCTGTTTGCAGCTTCACCGATAATAAGAGCAGCACCTGCAAATCTAGTATTAAAAACATTAGCCGCCCTGGGTAAGTCTGCGCCTGCCGCAACAAATCTTCTTAATATTTCTGTGGCGGATACCCCTTGCTTATTAAATTCATCAAGGTCTAGACCTAAAGACCTAAAAGCTTTTCTAGCTTTTACTGATGGGTTTTCTAAACTAAGTAATATACCACGTAGGGCAACGCCAGCTTTACTACCTTGAATACCAGAATCACCAAGTACACCTAACTGTGATGCAGTTTCTTCTAAGCTTTGCCCGGCAGCCTTGGCAATAGGGGCCACATCTACAAATGCTTGCGCGAGTTGTGCAACACTTGTGTTTGCTCTATTGGATACGTTAACTAAAGAATCGACCACACGTGAAGTTTCTTTTGCTTCTAAGCCAAACCCGCTTAAGATGTTACTAGCCACATCTGCAGCCTCGCCTAGTTCAATGGCTCCCGTAGTGGCTAGATCTAAAGTAGCTGGTAAAGCGGCTATGGCTTCTTCAGTCTCAAATCCCGCCCTAGCTAAGAACAGGAGCCCATCAGCAGCCTCTGTAGCACTAAAACGTGTTGTGGCCCCTAGTTTCCTCGCAGTTACTTCAAGGGCTTCCAGTTGATCTCCAGTAGCCCCTGCCACAGCACCAAGTGTCACCATCGATTGCTCAAAATCCGCTATGGTCCTGATAGCATCTTTTGCCGCAGCCACTGCAGCAAGTACAGTAACAAATTGACCTAATGAGCTTGTTACAGACTTGGTTGATTTTTCAAGCTCTTTGTTCTTCTTATCGAATTTATCCAGCTCACCACGGGCACCTTTTGCACCTGTTTTTAATTTCTTAAAAGCTCTATCGGCTTTTGAGGCCCCTGTAGTGGCTGGTCGTGCATCAATGGCAACACTTAGTACTGGCATATCAAAACCTTATTTCTTCTTTGATGTAGATGGTAAAAGTCTGTCTGAATCATTACCATCTTCATCTGTTTCAGATTTTTTTCTAATGTACTGGAGATATGAACTTTCAACTGATTGAAACATTTCCATAAGAGTGACACGGTCATCAAAAGTGTAGTCATTATCACAGTAGAAATTAATCCAGCTAACCGCCTCAGAGAATAGAATAGGGGTGATGCCTTCGGTGTGTGGTCGTATGTTGTGTAACATAGTCCACATTTCCCAAATGAAAAAAACATGTTCTTCAAGCTCTGGCTGTTTAAGGGCTGTAATTTCTTTACCCTTAGCTTTAAGCCTTTCATTATGTTTTTTAAGTTTGTTCGCATACTTACCCCATTCTAAATGCCATCTAAGGCGGTCAGTTAGTTTTTTACGTCTTCTTCTTGCCCTTCAACTTGGTAAGCTTCAAAATCACCTGCATACTCAGTAATAATTTCTGCGAACTTATCCATTTCATTTAAGTATTTAAGTGCAACTGCTTCTGAATACAAAACATCAAAAACTTTTCCATCTTTGCCTATATCCTGTAGATGCTTCCAATCAAGTAGAACATGCTTTGCTGTGACTTTATTATTTAGTTCTTCTATAATCTCAACCTCACCAGCTTGTATGGCTATTCTGTTTTTTCTATAAAGCTTATTTCTGTACGCTTTTGCTTTAGGGTTATTGGAACGGGCTATAAGCAGTTCTAGCCCGTTATGGTCTTGCCAAACTCCCTCAACATCTTTTGATTTGTCAGTACGTAAAGAGGCGATATTAAACCCCTTTACGTCTGTTTTGTTATCATCACTCATTTGTGATTTTCCTTTCTGGTAGGCTCATACTTTTTTACTTTTACTTTTACTTTTACTTTTACTTTTACTTTTACTTAGCAGTCACCAACAATACCTGGGCCTGTGAACTTAGCTACACGTAAAGTAATGTCTTCACTTGGGCAGCGGACAGCGGTAAATTCCATGTCAGCAATGATGTCTGAGTTCTGGCCACCTGCAACTTTTTGACCTGAAGAGTATTTAACTTTTGGTAAGTCGTAAACATAAACGTTACCCCCAGCGTCTGTAGCCAAGAATGCAATACTACTTGTTTCAAAATCCAGGTACCTTTGAATGATTCCAATGTTATTGAAATAACTTTGAAGAGTTCCAGTGATTGTCACAACACCAGCACCAATACTATCTGCACCAAGCACCCCAATTAATGGCCGTGCTCTTAAGTTATTTTCTACAGCCAGAGATAATTGGGTGGCTGCAAATAAAACACCATTTTCTAGAATAGCGTTTGTGTCTTCGATACCAGTCATAACCGGATTAGTTGAAAGTTCAAGTGCATCAACAGTACCTAGTGACACTATGTTACTTTGCTCATTTTTACCAATAAAACTAAATGACCCAGTGGCCACTGCTCCTGCAGCTATCTCTAAAGACATAGTACTAACCACCATACCCTGGTATAAGTTAAATGCGCCGGGTACATCAGTAAACTCTTTCTCAATACTAAAGAAACTTGTAGTCACACCATTTGTAACTTCACTAAGTTGTTCAAACGTTGTCGTGTCACTGTTACCACTTCCTGCAGTAGTTGTACCTAGTGTCGCAGCATCAAAAAAGTTACTACCAGACACAAATACTGAAGTAGTTACAATACTGTTTCCTCCAACACCTGCGAGGTCAGCTGTAATGATAGAATCATCAGTAGCAAAAGCACCAGCACCTGTAGTTGGGTGCTCAGTAGTTGCTAAAGAATAATCAGTACCTGGAGTACCTGTTAGGTTAATGGCTGCAACTGTGTTATTTTGAGCATCAGCAGCTGAAGCACCTACATCAATAGCACCATCAAAATTAAGTATTGATGCGTCACTAACATATTGATAGGTTTTTGCATCAATAGTTATTGTGTCACCATCTACACCTGCTGTAGTTGTGCCAAGTGTTACAGCATCAAAAACGTTAGTACCTGCTGTAAAAGTTTGTGTAGTGCTCACAGAATCACCTAAAGTTCCAGGTAGTTTTGAAGTTAAGATTGCATCATCAACGATGAATGATGCAATACTTGCCTGCCCGTTAACTGTCATTGCAGCAGCATAGCCTACACCAGGAGTACCCGTAAGATTAACAGCGTTTTCAATGTTGACTTTGCATTGTGCAAGTGTGATTGCATTTTCAATATTACCGTCAACATTAGTTAAGGTATCTTTAAAAGTGTAAGTTTTACTACCTATGGTCATTGTATCCCCGTCAGTTGGGATAGTGTCTAAGGTAAGTGTACCCTGGGATTCTGTAGATGCTGTAGGTTGTACAGGCATAGTTAAAGTACCTTGCGCCTGTACTCCGGTATCCTGTTCATCAACTACATCAGTAAACCCGCGTAAAACAGCTTTACCTGGAGTTACAGAAATAAGTTTAAAAAACCCATTATTTTCTACATTCACCCAGTCTTTAGTATTGATCCATTTACCGACCACTAAACCTGCAGTAACCAAACCGTTACTCTCATCATTCAATGAGTTATCTGAATCCAGCATGAAATAAGTTGAACCACTAACTATTACCGCAGTGTCAAACGGATCAGAAAACAAACCGCCTTCAATAAACTCTTCATGTGATTCATAAGACAGTTCTGTATTAATATCGCCTTCAGCTTGGATGTTTGTTCTAATCAAATCTGAAAGCTGTCTGTCATCACGAAGTTCTGCAGAGGCAGTGGTGTCTGTACTTTGAATAAGGCTCTCACTAGTTAGCCTTATCTCTTTCATTTGTATATCAGTACCCAGGGTGACATTACCCAAAGTGACAGCATCAAAAAAGTTACCTGCATCAAAAAATGTTTCACTTAAGGGTATCGCATTTCCTGCAGTACCAAGATTATTTTTATCAGTCAATGTGGCAACATTCGCTACAAAACTAGTAGTGCTTACATCAGGGTTTATTGTAGTAGCTGTTGAATATTGCGTACCAGCTACCCCTGTAAGATTAATTGCAGCGGCTGTGTTGTTTTGTGTGTCAGTAACTGTGGCACCTATTTTAATTTCACCATCAATCAAGTTATCTAACGTATTTTTAAATGTGTACACCTTAGCATTAATAGTCATAGTGTCTGCAGTAGTACCACCCAATAATGTAGCAGTTGAGAACCCATCGCCACCAGCAGTAAGACTACTGACTGTAGCAATACTATTACCTGCTGTACCTGCAGTTTGAGCCCGTACTACAGCCTCATTTACAACCAATGCCCCAAAGGCATCTATATCTACAGTAGGGTGTGCAGTCATTGACAAAGCATAATCAGTACCGGGGATACCTCCTGCAAGGTCAACAGCATTTTCTAAGTTTAATTGTGCTTGTGCAAGTGACCCACCAATAGCGACATTACCATCAAAATCAGTAAGCGCTGTTTGAAAAGTATAAACTTTACCATCAATTGTTACAGTGTCGGCATCAGTTGGCATAGTTGCAATAAGTAATACGTTTTGTGCTTTGGCCTCGCCTATAGGGTTTACAGCAATTGTCAAAGCACCTTGTGCTGCCTGCGCAGTAGGTGGATTAGCAAAACCATTTTCCTTTAGGTAAGACACTTTAATTCTATCTGCATCAGACATTTCTAAATCTCCTTTATAATAAGTTGTCTTTAAAGAATGGGCAACTTATTTCAGTTTGCCATTCGGAACCTTTGCGCCCTAAGTTACGCACCACCGGGGTTTGAAATGTAACGCCCTGGAACGTTAACCCCCTAAAAGCGTTTACAATAGCATCAGCCACTTCCAAGTTTTCACCGTCTCCAGCTTGTATTGGGAAGTGAACCAACGCTATTGCAACACCACGTACCCTGAAGCGTCTTTTGGCTGCACCAACATCTACCTGACGACTAGATTCCGGTGTAATCCTAAGACGCACCCAACCATTAACGCAATCGTCTGGCTGGGGATCAGGGGCATTGTCATACTGCACAAATATAGGTAAAGCATCTTCTATATCTGTACCGAATTTACAGCGGATAGTATTGAATATGTCTACATACACAGTAGCCATTACAGTAACCCTACCCATTCTTTAGTGCCTGCATTATCTGCAAGCAGCACAATCATTGTTTCATCTTGCAGCAAGTTACCTAACTCACCGCCTAACCCTATACCTTGTTCCGGTACAATTCTTAAAAGGTTTGAGCCACTATTTTCTAAATAGAAATATGGGCCTCCAGGTTCAAGGTCATCAACCAGCGGTAGGATTATTTCAAGATTTGGAATAACACCAGATGTCATACGCAATACTCGACCCATGGCTACTGATATACGGAAGTCTGCGATGATGCTAAAGTCTTTGCCACCACCATAAAAAAATTCAGATTCAGTAAAACTTTCATTACGAATTTCGACAATAGGGATACTTGCACTGGCTGCTTTAAATGCATTCCACGTGATACTTAATAGTTTGTCAGCTTCAGTACTAAATCTGCAGGGCACATCAAATTCACCACCCCAGGTTAGCTGTACTCCTGTAGCAGGGGCAATAGTGAATGTTACTTTTCCTGTAGTCGTGTCAACTGAGAATCCAGCTGTTTGCAGCGTACCATCAAAGGCTATCTTTACAGTACCACTTCTGGGTTTGGTGATATTGCGTATTTTGGTATTCAGACCATCCTGGTATCGCTTGATAAGTTGGAATTCTGTTTGAGAAGAATCACCCACACCAAATACCACATCTTCAGCATCTGGGAGCGCTGCCCCATCCCCAAAGGTAATATGGTTACTTGTTGTGGCGTAATCACCCCAATCTTTGAATCTGAAGGACCCCAGGGCCCCCTCACGGGCTAAATAGAACTCCATTACAGCACTAAGGTCATCTTGATCCCGCACCCCGTAACGGGCGTTATATTGCCTCAGGGCATCCGTCCAACGTGCGGTACGATGTTCAGCACCTGAATCTGTGGTCACAATGGCCGTATTGTACCCAGGGCCACCCCTTGAACCAAAGCTTATATTATCAGGGAATAGTGGCTCATCAAAGCCTGCCTGAACATCTAAATTAAATAGTGTTGACACCTGGGCCATTAGTTCCCATCCTCTGCAATAACTTTGATGTTCAAACTTCCTATGTCATCTGTGGCGGGTACCCCGCTAAATGTCCTGGTTGATGAATCGAACATAAGCCAGTTTGGTAGCGGGTCGCCATTCTCAAGTTCGGCTGTATAGGTCAGCGTGTCCCCATCGATATCTTCAAAAGCATCACTAGGAAATTGGAAATTAAAGGCTGTGTCAGCTGTAGCTATCTGGTCTGATATCCCTTGGTCTACAGTAGGGCCATCATTCACATTTATTATTTCAAGTTGGAATGTGTCAGAAACAGTGCTACCTACATCATCTTCAGCAATAACTTTGATATCTAAAAAACCCACATCATCATTAGTAGGGGTACCTACAAATCTACGGGTGGCCCCTGTGAAAGTTATCCAGGCTGGAAGAGGTGAATCATCACCTTTTGTTGCAGTGTATGTTAACGGCTGCATTTCAGGATCTTCAAAAGTGTCTTCAGCAAAAATAAAATCCCATATTTCATCTTCTAAATTTTGTTGATCAGGGATAGGGTTAGCCACTATAGGCGGTTCATTTATTGTAAAATTTACGCCTTGTTGAAAACTGGCAAATTTCCTAGTTCTAAATGAGTAGTTTTCGTCTAATGCCCATACAGCCGGATTAGAGCTTGAGAATTTACGTGTACGTTTAGAATAGTTCTCATCTAAAGCCCACACTGCAGGGTTAGAACTTGAAAATTTCCTAGTGAACAAAAAGTTAGCCATTTTATGTAGGTCCTACTGGTGAGCTTTTGAATGTACCACTGCTAAATTTAACATCATGGTAATTGTCATTCATTGGTGATTTATTATTAAAATCAGTACGTACCCATCTATCGATCCCTTCAGCATCCACACCTCCAGTGCCTTCGACACCAGAATCACTAGGGTCTCCAGTGCCTAGGTCATTCCAAATACCGCTAACAGCTGGGTCAGATACTCCATCGTAATCAGTTGAAAATTCGTAAACACGTGCTGCATCGTAAAAATTTTCTAATACTGTATCATCAGCTTCATGGCTTGCGGCACTACCTGTATCAACAGGCCTAAACCCAGACCATCTATAAAAGAAATTAGCAATATCAGTACCTGTACCTGCAAGAATAACGAAGTTAGTTATAGCGCCTGAAACGGCAATACTCATTTTCTGAGTACCGGAATTATATGTGGGTGTGTACGTACCTGTGGCACTTGGTGCGGCTTCCATCTGTGTCTTAATTTCAGCAAGTACGGTTACAGTATTATAGACACCTACAGTTAGTGTAGCTGTACGTTCTGCACCACCATCTTCAGTAAAATTAATTTTGTTATCAGAAGTCGTGATATTTAAAGGCCATGCATCAAGAATAACTAAGTCAGTATCCATATCAATATTTGAAGCCTGTAAAAATCTAGGCTGTACTGTACCTACACCATCAGGATCATCAGTAACTTTTGCGGCTAAGTAGACTGGGCTAAAAGTAATAACATTTTTCGGTGACGCAACTTCTGCAATAGGAGGCAACATACCTAAAGCATTTTGGCATGGCCCTACCCCACGCTGTGAGAATAAAGCATTACCATTTGCTGATGTTGCTGTACTGGGATCAACACTATCACCCCACAAGAAATTTAAACAATCGTAATCTTGATAGTCGTTACTACTTAATGCATCAGTATGAAAAGAAAGTACTTCAGGAATACTACCTTTATCAAGTATTAGAGATGAGTTATTTAATGATGGGTCAGCATCAGAAACTATATCAGGGTCGCCTTCACTACTAAGTAAATCATAATTTGCACTAGGGCTAAATGAGCTTTCTACGGGCAGTGCAGAGTTCCATTTTGCAAAATCAGCACTATTTCTTAACCAGTACCTATTATTATCACGCACCAAAACATTACTAATATCTGAAGACCCAACATTATTGTCATGGCATAATAGCCCTACTCCATCTAAATTAAAAATACAATTCAAAGTTTCTGTTCTTGTGTTTATAGCTCCAGCCCAGTTATGTACTAAAATATTTTTTGTAGTATTGTGATAATAACAATTAACATGGAAGTAAGTGTCATTGTCAGCTGCAAATATATTATCAAATGGGTGTATTGAACAATCAAAAAATTGTGAGTGTGAATAACTTATCTCAGCAGCGCTTGTTGCTATTGGGTGTGAAGTTGTACCAACATGTGTATTACCTGCTTTAGTCGATGTACCACTATGACTACATCCGTAATATCTAATTCTGACACTATCTAGTATTGCCTGTGTTAGAGTAACTCTGATAGCAACATCTGCAAGATTAGCTGAATTATTTACAAATCTAATATCTTTCCATTCCATCAGCTTAGGGCCATGCAAATTTGAGGTTATAGTTCTTTGGAAATTACTAAACTCTGGTTTATGGGCTTGGCTTGCCCATCTTCCAGACTGGTCCCCGTAGAGTTGGTCACCCCATTCTTTTAGCCATCCACGAAATGTAAATATAAATTGATCCGTAGAAGGGTATGTAGTATCAGAGTTATGGGTAATGGTCCCATAAGCACTTGCTTCATCATCATCAGTTAAAAATCTAAGTTCCCAGTCCTGAGTTACAAGCTCTTGACCTTCAAAAGCCCGTATCTCTTCCCAAGCTTGTTCAGGCGTAGCATAAGGAGCCCCTGCAACATCACCACTGCGGCCATCTCCTGTTGTGTCATTACCAAGTTTCCAAGCCACACCGCCTTTAGTTTCAGGTACTCCTGTACCTGGGTCGTAACAGTAAACTACTTTTAGGGCTGCTTGTCCGGCATTTAATGCACTCATGAAATTCTCCTAACCTACTTGGTCTGCCTGAAACGGGCAATTAATTAAAATCATCCATTCAGAATCAAATCTTTTCCTATCACCTGTAAAGGGTGTTCTAAATCTAATACCTGAAACATTTATTGCTCTAAAATTATCCATGATGATATCGCTTATTTCATTCATGCCACCATCACCTATTTCTATGGGTGCAAACAATTGAAAACGTGTGATACCTGCAGTACGATAAGTACGTTTACTGCCAAACATCACTTGCTTAGATTCAAGCGTTTTTATTTCAGCCCTTATCCAATGTGTTTTCTTTGGTTTTATAAATGGTGCGTTGTCGTATTGAATTAAACAAGGCACTGCACCAAAATCAATATTTCCTATTTTCTTTCTGATAAGGTTATGGATTGCAGACATAGTTGGCACAACAACGACCAACGAATCCGATAAACCCCCAGGTGGGCAAATATAGCCATTTGTTAAAAGACCTGTACCCATTAGCCACCTACTCTTGTTTGAGTAAAGCTAACTAACCTGCCCTGTGTGTCGTATGTTGCCAAAACATCGTATGTGTCCTGCAAACCTAAAGCCGTATTCGCTGCAGCGTTTGCCGCAGTATCATAAACTTTTGCGGTACTGACTGTAGGCTGACTGCTTACAGGGTCATAGGCTGTCGATTCAATTACAATATTTTCATGCGATAACCCAAGTATGCGCGATACCTTTTCTTCAAGGCTATTAAAGAACGGGTCAACATATGCAAATAAAACTTCAGGCTGTATCGTTGCAGTTAACGCTTCATTTCTCGGTTCAATAACATAATTATTTGTATCTAAACCTAATGATGTATTAAAATCAAATTTCCAAAATGTCCTATCAACAGTAGTTTCTACTAAAAGCATAGCCACAGACACACGGGTACCTACAAAAACTAACCCATCAAAATACTCATCATTTAATTTTTCTCGTATAAATACTACACCCGATGCGCCCAATTCCATAACAGCCTCGATAGGTATAATTTCACCAGTCCTAAATTTTTCACTGCTCATTTATGTAATCCTCTTAATCGTCAAGCCTGATGTGCCTGTACCGCTTGTAGTTGTCATTGTTACATTAGCAGGGTCAGTAAGCCCAGGCTCCCTACGTGCGCCCAATGTTAAAATATCATTAATATTTACTGATAAAATATCAGATATTGACGAGGTGCCCTGATTTGCTGCAGAAGAATTCCTAACGTAAGCCGCCCCAACAGGACCTAAGGAAGCGTTATTTATCTGAAATCTTGTTTGTATAATATTTCTGTTCACACCTACACCGATTAAATCACTGGTACTACTAACTTCTACATCGCCCGTAAAATCGAATTGTATTTGAGTATCATTTAACCTTGTAAAAAGACCGTTTATAGTTGTTGTTGAAATACCAAACACTGGAACATCTGTGTCAAAATCGGCTGAAGCTACATTTAGGTTTGTCGTTACGTCTATATTTATAGCTCTTACAAATTGTTTTGGTATATCTATTGCTTCAGTTAACCCCACAACATCGTTTATAGTTATAAGACTTAGAGCGTCAACAAATGATCTTCTTGAGGACCCGAAAAATAATGTGAAATTCTTTACTCCGCCAGCCGTACCTATTTTTTCACAAAGTACATGGTATCTAACACGATTACCCACTGCAAAAATAAAATCTTGTGATAGAAAGCCAACTAACCTTATAAAGAATTGGTCGTTAGCATCCATGTTCAATTCAGCACTAAGCATTGTAAAAACTGGACGTACTCCTAAGTCGCCAACGGGTTCAGAGAGTATACCCGAATCAATAACTACTCCTTGGTCATCAGAATCATAAACTTCTATATGCAATCTCTCTTGAGCATTGCTATTATTAACAGTTATTTCTAGTTGACTTGTATGTTCACCCTGAGAAGCGCTCAGTGAGTTAGCCAGAACTTCTGTAAGGTGGTCTTGATCTGATCCAATTGTAGAATTATCATTAACAGGAACTACAACAGTAGCGCTAGTTATAGTTCCTTGGTCACTTCTCTTTGCTAAAAATACAGTCTCAGGTGTTGTAGTTATTTCCTCATCAGCAGTTAACCAAACTCTATCAACACCAACAGGCACAAGAGTATCACCTACTTGATTACTAGATACTGTGTTAACAAAAATTATTCCTTCAGTTGCACTTACTTTAGAAACTTTCCCAACAACAAAAGCATTAATAGTTGGTTTAATGTTTGTTAAGTCTCCTGTAGTTACTGGATCAACATACAGAACGTCATTAATACTCCATAGGGAAGTGTTTGTATCTTTAACTTCACCATAAGTAGTAATTTTACCCTTTGCATTATTTAATAAACTAGTAGTGTTTATTCCCCATAACCCACCCTCAATAATCGTTGGGTCTGAAGCAAGCGCCTTAACAACATCATGAAAATCTTCATCGCCTATTTTTGCCCCCGTAGCTCTAAATACTTTTGGGTTCAATGCTGTTACTGCAACATCATTATTAAAAGCTAGAAAAAAAGTTTCTCGACCTAAGTTTTGAGTTTGGCCATCTTGTGTTTGAGGTAAACAAAAAGCATCTGTAAGTGCATCATATTGTAGCGTAATATTTTGCCAAGCATTACCCCCTAGTATAGGGACTATAGATTCAAATTTATTTTTGGTGTCACTAGCAAACCATATTTGGTTCGGGAAAGAAGAAGGATCTGATGCAAGAATATTAGCTTCTGTATCTACACCATCATATAGAGGTTCCGCAACAGTTCTTGTAAAAAATATAATAACTCCACAAACTCTATTATTTCCTAAATCAACTCCCGAATTTTCAATTACTATTGGAATTTTAAAATAAGTTGTGGCATCGGTAGGGTCACCCGTAACCCTGGCTAAATGAAAATTATCTGATTCAGCTGATTCTTGAATGTACAAACGATCATTATTTTTAAGTTGAGCAATTATGTTTGAAGCATCAACACCACTTTCAGCAATATTACTTATAAACATAAATGTTGATGCTGACTGTGTTGCATTATTTAGTCTAAAGTTTTTATTTCCGGGGTCGGCGTCCGTTATCGTTGTGCTAAAACGCCACGTTGTGCCGAGCGTTGCCCCACCTGCATTTGAAAGTTCATCAAGGGCACCTTTTACAAAAACAGCGTCTAGACCAGAATCAGTATTATCGTAGGGAACATTAGCGGCTATTTGGTCACCCGTGTTTACACCAGATTGATTATCAAGATTTATAACCTGTGCGTCTGTTAAGTGATTTCTTTCCCCAGTTGTGCCGCCTTGAATATTACTTAAATTATTATGGTCATTGATTGAAGAGGTCATTTTAAACCACCGACCAACCCCCACCGTTGGCTGAACAATTCTATCTATGTCTTCTGTGTCTGTTGCGTCCCGGTCTAGTCTATACAGACCGTTATCCTCAACATTAATTAATGTCTTATCTGGGAAATCTACTGCAACAGTAGTATCGATTGCTTTTAAAGCCGTAATATCTTGAACAGGTGGAAGAAGTCTTGAACCTATATCTGCAGCAATATTATCTAATTCAGTTTGTATTTTTGTACCCGAGTACAGTGTAGTTAAAGAAGCGGTTACATCATCTATCTCACGGTGAGGGTCAAGGTCAGCAATATGCGAATCAATTTGTGCGTGTGAGTTTGTACCAATGTCTTGAATATTTAAATGGCTGATTGAACCTTCAGTAAAATGAATTGTTGGATCAGACATATGGCCATCAATCTGACTATGAGAATTAGTACCGATATTTTGGATGTTTGTATGATCAATACTTGCTTCAGTAAAATGCTCTGAGGTATTATCTAAATGTGCTCGTAAATCAGCAGCGGTCACTTCGTTAGGTTGCCCATTATCTAAACTAGTATCAGTATTTTGTGTGTGTGTCGAACCTTCCAGGCTGTCAATACGTCCATCATTTTCATCTATGCCATCTTGTGCATTTGTTGCGGCCATTCCTGATGCAGTATTATCAAATGGTACCTCTGCAGCATTTTGGTCATCTTTAGCATTTTCTTCAATGTTAAATAATTTGGTTTTTTCAGCCCCAGTAAAAACTTGATCAATAGCTTGCACATCAGTTAATTCTAAGTCTGTTAAGTGGTTTACATTAGGTACACCATCATCTAAATGCAATCTTAAATCAGCACTTGTTACTTCATTAACCTGACCATTATCAAGTTTAGTGTCAGAATCTTGAGCATGCAAACCTAGCCTTTCTGCATCAGTTATTATTGACCCACTACCTGCACTATCTACGTCATCATGAGCAGTAACTAAACCAGCGTCACCAGCAATGCCTGCAGGGTCTACGAAAATAACCCCATTAGTTATATCTGATAGTAATATTTGCCCTACCTTTAAACCAGTTTCAGTTATGGTTAAATTACCATTAGCATCAGAAAATATTAAATCTAAATTTGAAAATGTAGCAGTGTTCACCCCTTCAACAAATCCTAATGCAGTGATAGAACCATTAGAATTATTTAATATTTCAGCATTAATTAATCCAGCAGGCTCGTCTGTTTCTGCAGTGATAGCAGTAACAGTTGGTAGCCCAGAATCAAAACCAGAATACTTAACGACTTTCAAAGAAGTTAAAGTAACTCCTGAGATATTACGTACCTGCACGTTTGATGGTTCATGCAGATCTTCACCTACTAATAAATGATGGAAGCCCATTATTAAATGCCCCTTACTACGTTGCCGTTAAGGTCTACTACCACTAAAGGCCCATTAGGTAGCTCTTCACCCACGCCATCGAATTTATGTGTAATAATAGTATCAACATTAAATCCAGTACCAGCCGTTTCAAGATTTGCAATCATGCTTGCCCCCCTGGAAAAAGTAATAACAATTCTTCAAATGTTTCTGCAACCATACCGTTAGGTGCCTGGGGGCTTCCTGGTCCTGGTCTACCTTCTTCAAGAAAAATAATATAGGGTACGTTGTTTGCAATGTAAACGATTTCAAAAGGTCCTAAATTAAGTTCAGGTACAGGTGGCTCACCTAAGTTAAATGTTTCTTCTTCAGCAGGCGCACCTATTGTCATTTGCCAACCACCACGCGCACGGCCAGTATCAACTGGAGTTTTCTGCACAATACGGCTAAAGGCTTCAATTGCAATTGCTTTTTGAAATATTACTATTTGTACTTGAGTTAGATTTTTAGAGAACGCATCTACTTCTTTATTGAACCTTTCAAGACTACCTATCCTAGTCATCGGCTCAACTCCTTATCTGTAATTCCCACGCTGCAATAGATTCACCACTATAAATAGGGTTTGTACTAATGACTTCCCAGCAGATACTATCAATATCAATATTCCAACCATTTAAAGTTCCACCTTTAACAGGTGTAAAATCATTACCCTGATTTCCAAGTAACACTTTTGCATCACCTGCCTGGATTAAATCGCCATCGATAAAGAATTTTTTATATGGATCTGGGGGAGATACTTTTGCGGTGTGTGTGGTTTGAGATGTCGGTGTAGTTACACCTGTATTACGATCATACTCCCCAGGCAGAGGAGCTGAGGTAAAGATAACTACTTTACCAAACTCATTAATAAGCCGTTCAGCAAGTGGTAAAAACACAGTGTCAAGTCGTGTCATCCTCTTCGTACCTCACCGGCTGGTCGTAAAATGTTCCAAAGTAAATCGGTTACTTTGCGATATCTTTTTATAGGCTCAAAACCACCAACATACCTAATACGCTCAAGTAGTGATGCAACTCTTACTTCTGTTTCTGCAATAACACCATTATTATCTGAATCTGAATCAAATATATCTGTACCATCAACACCTTTTAAAGCCATCTCAGCAGTAGCATTTAATAACTCTATTGGTAGTTCATTTGTCCCTAAAGAACGGCCATCATTTAAAACTACACCAGCACGTGGCCAATGGAGGCCCTGCTCATTAGAAAACCTGCTACCTATATAACGAGGTACGTATGTTGAATCTAGATACTGTGTACCAAAAATTAACGCCTGCTCTTTAGAATCTTCTCCACCTATTAAAAAATCAGATGAAAAAATATTTAAAGCACTTAAAAAAGTTTCTGTAACTAAAATAGAATTACCCGCAGTACCGCCCACCTTTGCAGTAACCAAAACAGCAGCCGTACCGCTTAAAGCTGCAGCGACATCTGGGTGTGGTGTTGTCGTCGGTGGTATGTCGGGATTTCTCACAACATCACCATTAATCACATCTTTAGTATTTTTCAAAGATGCAGCAACATCTGCCCCTATGGGTATTTCACCGTCTGTAGGGGTTACTGTTGTTTTGTAAGTGTACACTGTTGCCCCTATGGTTATAGTTTCACCATCCAGGGGCAAAGTGCCCAAAGTCAAAGAGGTAGACGCTGCAGCATCAACCCAAGCAGCAGGGCTTCCGTGGTTAACGAAATATGCATCAGCATCTGCAACAGATAGATAACTGTTTGCACCGACTACACCGCTACCGTCTTCGACTATGAACATTTTCTAAAAGTCCTTCTCTACTCTTCTAATTCAAGAATAGAAATTACTTTATCTTTTTTCATTGAAAGAGTATCGCCATCAACAAAACCTGCATCAATGCTATACTCTTTTACGAATACATCCATATCTTTATTTGATCTGATATCACGAATACTTTCTGCAGTAACCTCTTTACTAGAAGTTTCTCCAGTTTCAACATTTGAAGTTTTTATAGTAGGCTCTTTATGAATTTTAAAACCGTCACGTTCACATAGTTCTTTTGCTTTTTCTAGACTTACTTTACAAATACCTCCTGGACCTTTGACGGCTACCAGTTTAGTAGTAGTTGTTGGTTTTAGCCTCATATTATTATTTAGCTTAGTGATTGCTTTATTTACATGTTCTTCTGTATGGTTTGTCATTATTACCTTTCTGCTTAGTTAAAAAAATTCTATTTTAAAAATACCCACCCACCAACTACCTCTGAGCCTACCAGCTCAGTAGTGTGAAGTAACCCCAGCGAAAAGTTTAGAAAGCTCTCCACTAGGGCTACAAATTAGTGCGTGTTACCCAAGCAAACGTGCAGCAAGTTCTGCACGAATAAGGCGGGTACCCCATAAGATATCAAATTCCCAAACAACTTGTTTATGTTGCCTTGATACTTCAAGACGTAAAACAATACCTGTTTTAGGGTCTTGCATTGACATGATTTTAGAACCCAAAGCCAAATCTTGAGTGCTTTGAGTAAGTGGGCGTGTCGCAAAAGCAAATGCGTCACGATGGAACACAAGGTTAACTACGTGGTCATCAATAACAGTCAACACTTCGTCATCAGCAACAGCAGTTTGCAAAGCTGGGAAAAATTTTAGTGCAGTGATAGCATTTGCAGCAAATGTGTACGTGCCAACTGTACCTGCTTGGTTATCAGTAACATTAGCAAATTCAGCAGAGGCTGCGTTATCTACAACCACATAAGATTGTGCATGACCAGCAAAAGTGAAAATGTCACCATTAAGCAAAGTGCCAGCAACAGACACTTCAGCACCATTGTCTATATTGATGGTGTCGATGCCAATAGCATAACCAGCACCATTATTAACTGCAGCTGTACGTGTGGCACCCGCAAGAATAGTACCGGCTATGTGTGTGATAACTTCGTCATCAGCAACCCAGTCAATACCAAATTTCCGGCCAATCTCACCTTCAAGAATAACGTCTGCACTCAAAGTATTGTTTGCAGAAAAGAACGGTTCAAGCTCAAGCGCTTGGGCTTCTGCATCAAAATCAAGTACACCGCGCCTGTTATCTTTAGGGCAAACCTGCTGATTCAAAATTTTACGTACTTGAGTAGCTGATTTAACGCCTACGCTTGTACCAAATGGAGTTGTGCCAGCTGTTCCGGTAACACCAAAAACACCACGCACTGGGCCACGGTACTCTTCATGAATAGAACGGTTTACATCATTGGCTAGTGTTCTGATAGCTTCTGACATTTGCATAGGTAAAAAATCTTCACGTGCGTCAATTTCAACCAAATCTTTATCGGTCAAATGGATAGCGTCGTTCTGCCTCCAATAATTCAAAGGGATGGGCACTGTTTCAATCGTGGTGCTTGCAGGTACTGGGGGTGTGTTTGATGGTGCTACATCAGAAGTAGATACTGCAGAAGGAATGGGCACATTAATTGTGTCGCCTTTTTTTGCAGCCTCTTGTGCGTAGTCACCATTGACCAAACGAGGCATAACCGCAGCCTCGCGTAATGCCAAAAGTCCCCGTGCGAGAATTTTTGGTAGGATATCATCCAAATTATTTGCCATTGTTATAGCCTCCTAGATAGAGCTTAATTGTTTACGATTCATGTTTAACAGAAAGCTACCATCTCGGAAGCTACGCAGCGTCTCGCCGCGATTTATCTAGGGGATTTTTAGGATAACTTCAATCGTTAGCGTACGACCTTAGTGTTCCCTTTTGCAATTGCCTCTAAGCTATTATTGATAGCATTTTGATCATTACCATCAACTTCACCTTTAACTACAGGTTTATTGCCACCCCCTGTGTTTCCTGCATTTTTATCGGATGAATCGCCAGACCCTCCACCACTGCCGGAATTTCCAGTACCACTAAAAGCAGCACCAAAACTATCTTTACTTTTCATTTCTTCGACTAATTGAGTTATTGTCATTGCCGTACCTGCACTACCTGCAATGCGTGCCACACCTTCTGCATTAACAACTTCTGCTACAAACTTATCGTCTACCTGCTTCATCTTTACATGTTGTTTAACGTGCGGTAAAAGTAACTCAATAGAACCCCCAGCTTCTTGAATAGCCTTTGTTGCCTGGGCATCAATCAAGTTTGTTCTCAATTGCCCCATAGAGGCGTCCACTACTTGCTGCATAGTTGCCATCTCGGTAGTATGCGCTGTAATAAGATCACCTTTCATTCCTTCAAACTGCTCTTTAGCCTTAGCGTCCGGGTCCAAGTTTTTAAATTCTTCATACTTGGCTATGGCTACCTTTGCGGCTTTTGCATCAATACCATCAAAAACTTTTAAGGCTTTAACGCTTTCAGCGCCAGTATGCCTTTCAGTTTCGAGAGCTGATTTTAATGCGGCTGTGTTTGCAAATTCAAAACCGTCCATAGGTTTGATATCTGGGATGAATTTCCCAGGCTCTTTTGGGTTTTCAATGTACTCTGCTTTAATCACATCTTCTAGAGTGTCGTATGCTTCTTTGTTAATTACTGCTGCTAGTGTCATATTTAATCCTTGGGCGTCTCGCCCTGTTGGGTGGCGTCTCGCCACGTTTTAAAATACTGAGGTTTCGCTCAACTGCTTACTAAATAATATATGGTCTCAAAACAGACTTTTCAAACCCTTAAAATTTGGCGTTTCTGGTCCCTCCCTCCCTATAGGGGGAAATGTGGTTTTTAGAAAAAGTTTTAAATAGTCCTAAATAGTTACAAATATTTTAAAATATTTCAAAGTATCTACACAAATTAATCTAATTTTGCTTCAGCTGCACGCATCTGTGGAAGGGTAAGCTGCTTAGTTTTATCATTAAAAAAGAACTTATCGTTCAGCTTCCCGCGCCGAAATAACGCAGACCTTTCTTTGCCTAAAGCCATTTGCTGGGTAGCCTTTGACTGATTGCGTAACCACTGGGGGTATGTTTGAGTAGCCGGAACCTGCCCTTTAAAGGTATCGCTTGCTGATGCCCTGGTAGATGGTGGTAATTCATTAAGCCCTGGTATGCCTAAATCCTCAAATGATTTTATTACAGGTACCGTGGTACTCCTGCAATTATGCACTAATAACCCATTAGCTAAATAAGTCTCGTCATCCACAACAGCTAGATTGTAAACATACCCGTTGTAGTACTCATCTACATTTGATATGCTTGATGAGGCAAACCAATTAGAGGGGGAGTTATGGCTACGTTCACTAAAAAAGAACTTGAAAAAATTATTAAAAGAGAGCACTGGAAATTGGGTAAACCTCTTAGACAAATTGAAAGAGAACTTGGGGTAGGTAAAACTGTTGTGCAAAGTAGTTGCAAACGCTTGGGAATTAAGACACGCACCAGAACCGAGAGTATTAGAAGTGGGCACGCTAATGGCCATCTTAAGGGGGCATCTGGTGCTGACCATTGGAGAAAACAGAATATCAAAAAAAGTAAAAAGCTTGCTAAACAAAGTTCTGCAAGAATGAAGAAGTCTAACCCAATGTTTGATAAAGGCACTAAAGAAAAAATTCTTAAAACACGTGCTGATAATTATAGTAAAAATCCAACAAGACATGAAGCGGCACTTATTAAAATATTTCAACGCAGGGGTATAATATTTTGTTTTCAAAAATCTGTCAGGGGTGGTATTGCTGATTTTACTTTTGGTAAAGTTATCCTTGAGATTGACGGTAGAGGACATGCCAGCAGAAAAACTGCTGATGCTATACGGGATAAGGTCCTCAATACACTTGGTTGGCATGTTGTGCGAGTTAGTCAAGACAGCCTGCGTGATTACAGACGACACCCCAACGGCCATTGGCATCTTAGTAAACTTTTCAAAGTTTTGAAAAAGTACATCACCTGTACAAACATCCCTAGCATTAAGCCATCCTCTGGTTTTGGTAAGTATCGGGTGGTCGTCCGTGAGGCTAACACAGGTATTGAAAGACGTTTTTAGTTTTTTAATTTTACCGTTATGTGATTTAGCCATAACTGTATAAACTTTTTTCCATCTGTTTAAATGTGTCAATACCTCGTCACCTACCTTAACATCTTCAATAGGTGTTAAACCTTTTTTTGTAGTTATTAGAGTACCCCCCACAAGCGCATTAAAATGTTGGGGAGGCCTGGGGCCTTCACCAATTGGGAATACCTCACCATCAAGAGAAGCGCAGATAGGTGTTGTACGGCTGTCTAGTGTTGCGACATATTTTACTTTATCAATCACATCAGAATTTGCTTCGTAGGTTGCTTCTCTTGCTTTTACAGTTACCTCGGTCACAGATGTGCGCACTAACGTCTGCGCGTTATGGCGAGTACCATTAAAAACACCATCTGAAAAACCTTGTGCTTTTGTGCCGACAATCCTACGCGTCATATCCGGGATACTGTCACCCTCTGCTAAACCTATACTAAGCCGTCTTGTAATTTCATTGGCGTCCCGGTCTGCATACTGATTAAAATATTTTTTAATAGTTTGCCCTCTTACTTTACCATTTACAATTTGCCGCATCACTGCTTGAGAGGGTACAGTTAGTGCTAATGAAATAGGGGAATTTTTATTAATAATACGTATTTGATTCTCTGCTTCATTATTTGCAATGTCTAAAAGATCACTCTTAAGGTCAACACCTAAACCCTTGTACCCTTCACGCAAAAGTATTGTGTATGCTTTTCGCATTCTGATAAATCTATCCGCTGACATATTTCTGCGCAGTCTGCGGTTTATCTCTTTTTCGACATCAGGCAGCACATCATCATTAAGCGTGGCTAAAATTTTATTGACTTCTTTATTACGCAGGCGCTCTAAAAAAATAGCATGCTTTATGGCCTCATCTTGTATGTCGTCATTTATTGCCATTAGGTTTATTTTTCTTTTTAACAGTACGTTTAGTTATAGATCTTTTGGTTACAGATTTTTTAGGTGCAGTAGTTTTTTTAAGGTGTTTTGGCATCAGTGTCTCCCATTATTTTATCTATATAGTGTTGCCGCATGCCTTTATCTAAATGGATAAAAATTCTTTCCATCATTTCACGCCCACGTATACCGCGCTTGTATTCAAGATATAATAAAAACGCTAGTTCTTCACTCGTCCATTTCAAGTTCGCTATCATCTTGGTTTGTCCCATCATCATCGGGGTCATCATCGTCCCCTGTAATAAGTCCTAAAGCTGGGCCTTCAGCTAAAATAGCTTCTATCTCATCTTCAATATTTACATTTTCAGATAACACACTTCGGCGTTTCAACTCAGTTAAAAATGTAGTTTGTGATATTTCTTTAGCAGCTCTCATGTTAAAAAGAATTGTTAAATCTTCTTTATTGCTAAACACCACACCAAAGTCATTAAAAATATCAAATGAAAAATCTTTAGGTAATTTTTTATTTAACCACCGCGCAGAAAATTCTGCAGATTTATTTAGGGCTTCTTCTTCTCGCCTAATCCAAGCTTGTACAGCACTCTCATTGTCATTAGCATCAATGGCCCTACCAGTAGCACTTACAGAAGGGCTTGTAATAACCAAAGGTTCAGTACCTACCACAGTCATTTTATTTTCGATATCCATGATATCATCTTGACCTACTTTAATTGAATTTCCTGAATGTTCTACCCATTTCATATCAGCCTCATGGTTCGCTGTAGCAAATTGTGCACGAGGTCCTATAGTAATACCATTATCTACTTGTTCTTGTGTGACACCTTTAATAAAAAGTACACCTGCACGTGCAACATTAAGTAAGCTGCGTTGGTCAGAGTATGATTGCCAATGTGTAAGGTTTAACCAAGCTAGTTTTAAAAATGGTGGCTTTGCTGTTAGGTCTCCATCTTGATCTGTGTAGTAAGTAACTAAAGGTATCTCCCCAAATGTATGTGTGTCACTTTCCTTTAGAACCCAAGTACTAGAGCTATCAGCATTTTTACTTTCTTGCCATAGTTCCCATTTTGTACGTGTCCATCTTTTAATTTGTTTAACTACTTCGTCCCCAAAATCACCTTCACTAGAAATAAAACTTTGAAAATACCTTATCTCATCTAACTTTGTGTCCTCTCCCACCTTCCAGAAGAACAAATTTAACGGCGAAATCTCAGACCATACAGGCCTTGCCCCTGCAGATTTTTCTTCTGCTATTGTGGCTGTTCTTGGCACATCATTTTTATCAAAAAATTTCATTGTGTTAAAATCTACAAGTACATGTGAAAGGCCCCACTTTAAAGATGTTCTAAAAAGGTCATACCCAAACTGAGTTACACTCCTGCCTTTTTTATCCACATCTTTAAAAACAGCTTCTAAAGCAGGGTCTAAACCTTCAGTAGGAGCCCATGTAACCTGTTTTTTAAATGGTTTTGCAGACAGCCTATCAATAGTGTTTCCCAAACCTTCAAACAAAAATGATCTATCTAACCTGTTTTCATATGCAGTTTGTGATTCGGCTTCCTGCTTAGGTAGCCACTTGGTAGCACCTTTACGCATTGCTTTTGTGCCATCAAGTAAATCTGATATTAAATCCCAAGAGAACTTTTCACGCATGGTATCATAGCGTACTGAAGGTGTAGATACATCAGCTTTTTTAGGAGTACTTACAGTGTTCACCATTATTTTTTACTCCGCTTTTCTCCAACAATATAAGTGCAGCTTAAGTAACCCCCAACACCCCAGGCACTACCTACACACCACTTAACACTAATGTATTGATCTTCTGAGTATCTAAGCATTCGGTTGATCCATTTCTTTAGGATGATCTAAAAAATCTAGTTCTGATTCTATCTCTACTTCGTTGAAATTATCCCATTCAGGCAATAACCCTTTAAGTATTGAGAAAATGAATTCGCCAAGTGCAGCACACATACTAAAAATTATCTATGGTCATATCATCATGTGTATGGCGGTCTTCACCACCTGGGGAAAATGTCACTTCAAACTTCTTTTTATCACCATCCCACCACATAGACCAATTATGATCATGAAATCTTGAAGTGCGTGTACCGTCTAAAGTAGTTTTGCCAAATGCATGTGTTGCATTGTCATCAAGCCTTTTACCGTCTTCTTGCATTGGCACAAACGCATGGCTATGGCCGTTAACTTCTGATGTTCTGGGCATTATATCTTCTTTCCTTGAGATGACTTATCGCCGTCACGTGAAGCTGCAAAACCAAGCAGGACGCCAACAGCCCCCAAAACTATTTTCCACTCTGGGTTAGTTGTGGGGTCATCGTCAATGTAGTACTGCACTTGTGGAAAAATAATAGCACCTGCAGTGACAACACCTGCAGCAGTAGTTTTCCAATTAGTTAAAAATTTAGGTTTCTTCATATCCCATTCCTTTGCTAAAAGTATTTCAATAATAGCAAAAGAATTTATTTTTACCACATGAGGTTATTTAAGTATGATTTAGCAGCCTGCTCCCTATAGGGAGCGAGGGAGGGAGGTAAATAAATAGAAAAACCCCAAATGACATAATCAAATGGGGTAAAAAGTAATTATTATGTGCTTAATATTATAGCAGATTTCTTATCTGGTTTATACTCTGTTCAATCCTTCCATTAAAATTTCTAAGGCTTTGTACTGGCTGTGGTGGAAAATTGTTTTACTCCTATCGTTTGCATTCTGAGCGTGAATGTACTCATCACAGTGTTTTTTGAATTCATCTTGATAAATCTTTTTTAATTCTTCTTTTTCCATAATCTTCAATTCTTTCTGCCCTTGTTGGGCTGTTGGTGGTTAAGAAGTCGTTTCGATAGGGGTTATTTAGAGTTGACTGAATTTTTAAAACACTCAAAACTTAAGTACCCTAGATTTAAGTTAATTTTTCTTTGTTTGTAGATATCGTATGCCAATTCTATTTCCTTCAATGTGTATTTCATAATCTTCAAATCTTTCTTAAGCATTTCTGCTAATCAATGGCCAGCGTCCCGCCTCGTATTCTTTTAAATCTGGGGCCGGTACGTACACCCCATCTTTTGCTTTTTTATATTTTTCAAGTGCCAAAATATTTAAGTGGTCTTGTGGGCATGTGTGCCTTGTTTGCCGCGCTGTTATAAATTTTACTACTTGCATGGCTCTGACCAAACATTAGTAATTTCAACATCATTTTTAAACTGCAGAAATAAATATCCATGTAAATTATATAATGGCGTGCCTTCTTCTTTTTCGAAATCAAAATCAAAATAGTCTATATTTATTAGTTCTGATACAAGGGATTCGCAACCCGCAACTTCAGATAAAATACTTTGATCTATTGTTTTAATTTCACCGTTACCTTCAAAATTAAGTTTCATAATCTTTTCACCTTTTGTCATTTCCATATAACTATAATACTAAACTACTGTACAGATGTACAGCAGAATAGTATATATTTTTAAAATTAGTTTAAATGTTTGAATTTTGCTGCATAGTTAACACATTTTATTAAAGCCTTGGCAAATTTACGTGCCCTTTTATCACTTTTTGGCCTGTGGTCATTAAAAAATATGGCCGTATCTACCATAGGGAATTTGTCTGATAACTTCTGCTTAACAAATTCCTGCAAAAATATAGGTTGTGGCTTATTCATAATAAAAACTCCTTTTGCTAAGTCCTGTTACTTATGTAAAATCCCCAGGCACAAAGTACCTAGGGTAAAAAGTATTTGCTAATCTTTTTTCTTTGGCCAAAATTTAGAGATTAGCCAAACTGTGATATTTAATATCACAGTAAGTATGATAGCTGACCATATGATATAGCCAATATCTCCTTGTCTTGCCTCTCCTGGAAAGTCTTTTGCAATTAATAGTAGCATAATGTATACTCCTTTCTACTAGAAAAAGGCCCTGTTAACAGTTAAGTTAACAGGACCACAAACTAAAAGACTTACTTTTTAAAGATCTTTGATACCTTGCATAATAGCTTCGATCTTTTGTATAGCAACGGTATGAAAAACTACTTCTGTGTTTGCTTTTTCTTTTTTCACATCGTCTGCAGCCTTCACAGCTTCATTAGCTGCTAATTCTGCTTTTGCTTTTAGTTCTCCATGCTTCTGCACTGCTTCCTCCAGTGCCTTAAGCATTTCTTCTTTGTCTTTTTGTACCATAGGCGGTACCCTCCTTTCTGGCCTTTTGGCCGGTTAGTTGTTTTGTTTTATTTAGCTTAAAACATCCTCCACATTTGCTACCCATTTAGCCTTGCGGCCATCACTAACACCCTCACGTTTACTATGTGTGGCTTTAACAATCTTAAACCATGTGTCTATCATGTCATCTTTTAATTCGTGAGTTATCCAGTCACGACCACCTATGATTAGCTCAACTTTTCTACGCAAGCCAGAACCCAGCACTACTTGCGCTTTCCAGTCAACACCTACTTTATGTTGGTTAGTTACTTGCCCTTCTATTTGGTTATCCCTCACTGTATCAATAATGTGGCTCTTACTGATGAGTGTTTCTATTGATTCAAAAATATCTTTCATTTTGTTTCCTTTGTCAGTTGTCATATAAATATTATCGTCTATCACTGTATGCGTGTACAGTACTTTATTAAAAAAATATTAAAATAAATATAATAGTGCGTTTTTTGTAAAATAATGGGGGTTATGGGGAAATAAAAGTACAGGAGGAAGGGCATACCGACCCTTCCCTTAATTACATCCTAGCATTGGAAGATACTCTCAATAATTAATTCCTGCACAAAATGGTGGGATCTGCCAGATGTTTCCAGCATCGTGACTTTCTAATCACCGCAAAGGCTGTTAACCTTGAACGCCCATAATATGGGAGGAAGGGGAGGGACTTGCACCCCCTTTTAAATCCCCTCATCGCGTTTAGGGAAATACGGCTATCCGCTGCCTCGATTCTTCAGCATCACTTCCTATAAAAAAAATATGGTGGACGCGGCTAGGTGAGGGTGTCCCTCGATGTTCCCTACCCGTTTCCATGTAAAAATTGATGCTCGTTTGCCTCGTCACTTAATTTTAATGGTGATATTCTAGCCTAGATTGCTTATCGGTTAGGCGGTGATCTCTTATCACTATTGGCTATCCATTAAAAATAACATCTGCTTAACAGTATACCTAAATATCAGTAATCGCAATACCACCTTCTTCAATTGGGAATTTATTGACCACATAGTACCCTACTGCATCGGAAATGTGGGTTAAATGCTTTTCTGACTTTTTATCAATCTCGCCGCTGCCGCCCTCGACCACAGAAACACCTTCAAAATCTTTTACCACATGTGGTGCGTTATCGGGGTCAACTAAAAACCTTATCTGGCCGTCCATAGTTTGTATACGTGAATTCATAGCATTAACACGCACACGCTCTGGTCCGTTTTTATTTGCAACTCTATATTTTAATCGAGTGCCAAACACAGGTTTTAATTTCTTGCGTATCAAATCCCAGTCAGACCCGGCTACCTTTGCGCTGCCCTGATTACCCCCTGTAGAATCACCATATAAATATACATCACCTGTATGGTGTTTCCAGTCTTTGATTATTCGGTCACAGACTATCAATGTATTTGAATGCCTGGGAATATAAACTTCACCTATTACTGCAGTGAATCGTCGGGACACCTTTGGGTTTTTGCCTTTATACAATTGCTCCTGCATAACTGCACAAACACCTGGAGCGATATTAAAATCAAAGGCTAAGATAATATCTTTGTCTGGGTCGTAATCTAAAGATTCAACGGCGTGCACCTCTGAATCAAAATCATAATAGGCCCTGCCCTGGAAATTAATAAAGAGCCCCAGGACCTCCTGCCGATATGACAGCTCATCCATGTCAGCTTTCATGGCTTCAATTTCACTCGGGTCTAAAATGTCTTCAGCTGACCAATGGAAGTACCCCCAATTTTTATTACGCTTACCTTTGGCCTTCATTGCCAAATCGTAGTAATGGTTGCGCCCTTCAGGTACACCGATAAACCAAGCGAACCCAGGGCGGCCTATGGTGGCCAAAGCTGGACGGATATGGTCTATCCATGCAGTCTTTTTCATGTTGCCGAACTCGTCAAGTATGATGCCATCCAGAGGTGAGCCCTCAATACGCTCCGGTTTGTCCATCCCCATCACCTGGATTTTAGGACCATGTACCAATGTAATTGTCAAGTCAGATTCTGATATTTTGTCAACACAGGATTTAGGCACCAGCTGTTTCAGGTCTTCCCAGTAGATTTGCTTAGCCTGGGCTCTGGTGGGCGCTGCAGCCACAAACCACCCGTTAGCGTGCATACAACGCAAGGCTTTGATAATAAGTGCCCTTTTGCAGTATTCCGTCTTACCAGAGCGCCTGCCGGACGGTACAACGACAAAACGCTTTATTCCCGACACGATGGTGTGGTACAGCGCTAAACGTTCCTTGTGTGGCCTGAGAGGGTACCAGCGATGCCCCAGGGTGGTGTTTACGGCCTGCTGTATGGCGTCATCGGCTTCCTTGAGGGATGCAGCCTTGATCTCATTCTCACCAATAGGGTCTTTTTTGGCTTTTTTTGGGTGTTTTAAGGCCTTCTGCCCTTTGACCAAGCGCACCGATTTCTTCAAATTTACTGATTTTGTGGTCATACGTACTTAATTATAACAACAGCTTTGCAAGATTCCTTGAACAAATCTATAGTGTGCCGGGTGCCGGGGGATTGGCCATCCCAGAAAGCTATGCATTCATCAGCGCGTTCTTCGATCTCAGCATTACGGATAAAGCCTGCATCCTTGCCGTACAGGTCCCAGTCAGCCTTTAATTTTTCGTAGGGTATGTGCCAAACTTTTTTAGCCAGCTTCACTGCGCAATCATCAGCCCCTTTGGCATCTCCGGTAATAATTTTAATACAGTCCAAATCGTAACGTTGCTTAATCTCATTAATCATAAATCTAGGTCGACAAAAATCACGACCACCAACTACTGCAAGGTTAAGCACCTCGTATTACCAAGCTCATAAGCATTACTATTGCAGAACCAACAAACACAATATTACCCTGTATTGAGCCTACCAATAAAAATAATACTGCAATAATAAACCGTATAGGGTGCTTATTCATTTTCTCTTCTTACTCTTCTTACGCTTTTTAGATTTTCTAGCCTGCTTAAGTTCTGCAGTACACGTGGTGCAGCGCTTTTTGTTGTCTACCCAAAACTGCTTAGGTGTTCTTAAGCCGCATTCTACACAAAGGCATTCAGGGTCATGTGGCCTGAAGCCGCTTTCGTTAGTTGTACTCATAGTGTCCCATTCTACTAAATTCTAAAAAAGTATTATCGTGCACGGTAAAAGTTTTACAGTGTAAGTTACCAACCTCATCTATTTTTATAAATCCAATTTTACCAGTTCGTCTTTTAGTTTCTTTTTCTGCAAATAACTCTTGGTAAATATCTTCACTGTATTTTAAATCAGTCTCATCTGTTATTGTCATTTGTATGTGCTTTCTAAATGGTGGTAGTGTCAGTTTGCATTAGCATTTCCCCACTGCGGGTAATAAATGAGGTGGTAAAATGATTAAACAAAACCCACCCTCTAAGCCATGGCCCCATACCAAAGGCCACACTACCATATGTTATTTTTTCTTTTTAACTTTCTTTTCTTTCTTTTTAGGCTTAGGTTTTACTAATGGTATGCCTAAGCTCTTTAGCATAAATTCTAATTGTTTAACAGTCTTTTCACAACAGGCCCCAAACACTACATCCATTGCCATAAATTCTGGCTTAGTCATGAGCAGGCTAGCAGCCTTTCTGTATGTTTCAAATTCTGCATGTACTACGTGCAGCATTTCATGACGTATTGTGCGCACTAAAATTTCTTCGTTTTCATGTAGTTCAAAGTTAATTTTTATAGTTGCAGTATTGTAGTCTGGATCAGGCCAACACTTACCATAAAAACTATCTTCAGCGTCGTCTATCCATCCGTATTGAAAGTTAAATATCCAATGGGGTAAATTTAAAAGCTTTTGATAACGTGGGACTTCTCGTTTAGCTATTTTTATTACTTCTGGTTTATCCATTAAAATAACCTTTTTATAATTTCTAATTCCTGGTCTTCATTACACACACCGCTATCACCATCAGCCCAAAATATAACACAGTCACCCGAACCATAAGGCCCACCTATACCTTCTCCCAGTTTAATAGCGATGCCCTCGATATCCATACTAATAATACGCACTAGGTACGCAGGCTGCAGGCAATCATCAATAGCTTTTAAATGCTTCTCAAAATCTTCCCATCTCATTTATTCAATCTCCAGCTCTGGGCATTTGTGGTTTTGTAGCTTATCGTGGTCTTTAAATTTTTTATCACACAACATACATTTAAGTTCATTCACCCATTTATCTAAAGGGGCTGCATTTTTTAAATGGTAAGGGCTTTCTGTGCTGTACAAATCACTAGGGCCAATCATGGGCTGCACTAACGCTTTAGTTTTTTTGGCGATATTTGCCAACACTGGATTCATCAACGGGTGCTTTAATGGTAGTGCGCAGCCAGGGCTGCCAGCTTCCCCCATAATAACAGGGCCTTTAAGTTTAACAATACCACCACTAGCTAATCTACTTTTGCAGTTTTTTGTATGGCCAAATTTTAAAAAATCTGCAGGCTCTAATTCTGCAACAGCATCAGCACCACAGTCACAATTTTTAAGGCTGTCTAATATTTTTTGTCTAAACCCAGGCATATGGGGTGCTTTGGCTACGGCTTCTTCCATAACTTTTTTACCTGCATTTTTAAGCATAACCTCTTGTATATTACAGGCACATACAATCTGGTCATCTACCTTAAGTTCATAATCTTTTTTACATGTTGGGCAGATATCCCCAGGGCGCTTTATTTCACCACTGCGTAATTTAGCATAATACTCATCTGTTAGCTTTTGGGCAATACTTGTATTCGTTGCAGGTGCTGTTGGCATGTTGGCCATAGATCTAATAGGGTCTTCAGTATGTACTATTTTTATAGGCCCTACCATTTCAAAATATCGTGACCACCTATCAGGGTAATGGTACTCTGTAGTCCTGAATAAATCAGCTATGGCTAGTTCTGCTGTGTCCCCTGATCCTACATGCCGTAATAAATGTACTTCTGGAAAGCTTGCCCTAAAATGGTCAGTATGTTCTGTTATATTAATTTTCATTTTTACCTTTATTGTAGTAGGGCTCCATTACTTTAATAGTTTCTTCATAAAGTTTAAGTATCTCACATTGCTTTTCTATAATTTTATCTTTCATCTCGGTCTGTTCTGTGTGACACTTAATTAATAAATCTTTTATTTCTTCTATTTTATCTATTTTATCCATCTTCTTCCATTTCCTTTAAATGTTTCTCTACCCACTCCATCAATGCAGGGCTTTCATAATAAACTTCCATAGTGCCAGTTATAGTAATACTCCCAGATAAGCCTTTTGGTTTTTCCTCTGGTTTTGGTATGGGCATAATCATCAATCAAATGGGTGGTTTATTTTACAGCTATCACACAGCCCATTATTCCTATAATCTGTTTCTTCAGTTATTGGTGTAAAACAATCATCGCAACACCGCGACATCATTAGTATGTTTGTGCCTACTGTAATAACTCTACCATCAGATTTAACATAACCTAAAGGCTTTGTGTTGTCGCATAGTACTTTAATTTGTAAGGTTACTTTAGGCACTTAAAATCTCTAATGCCATTTTATATTATTTTCAATTTCAATTTTCAATTTCTACCCCTTCTCTAAATACTCTGCCTACAGTTAAACCTTCTTTCTCTACTCTATCTTGAATATCTTGCCACATCTTTAATTTTTCTAACTGCCATGGGTGTACATTCTGGCTATAATTATGCTTTTTAATAAATCTATTTATGGCTCTAACTTGTGTCTCAAGTTCAAATATATTCATGTACTTAAAATCACCTTCTCTATTAAAATAATCATCAATAATATTCATGTATTTAAGCTCCTAATATTTTCAGTGCTTTTTCGTAGTCAGTCATTTTAAATAACCTCAATTTCTATAGTATTACCTCTGTGTATTCTTGGCCAGCCTTCCAGGCGTTCAGTCATACACAAAGTTAAATCAGTAAAAGCTGTAGCCTCACACATACCTTTTCCCTGCAGTCCGTTAAAGTGGTCTATATCTAGTACAAAGGCTTCGTACAGATAAGGCGCAGTACTTTTGTTTATGGCTTTTCTAATTTGTATTTTCATCAATCATTTCTATTTCTATATTTTTTGCCCAAGGCTTTGAAGGCCAGTTAGGAAAACTTACAGATAAAGTAGCCAGTAACCCTGTAACTGTACGGCCTGGGTCACGTTCCCTATATGCAGTGTTTTTAAAACTAGGTGCACCAACCACACATGCTTGGTAAAGTTCATCTACTCCTTCATCCTCTATTCTTTTAACTTCAATTTTCATTTCTTCTTAGGCCCATCATTACGCACTGCGCCCCTAATGCCATCCATCAGCTTAAGGTAATTATCATGATGCAGCCCAGACAGTACTTCATCACTTAGGTACTTACCTAAAGTTATCATGTGTTCTTTGCAGTTGTCTATGGCCTGGGTACAACTTAATTCTTTAGGTGCAGCATTCTCGGCTTCTTTTTGCCTGCGTTGTATTTCTTTGCCCATTAGTATTTGTGGGCATGTGCTCTTATGGGGTGTCATAAATACTGCGTTACAATCTGGGCACGGTGCGCTTGCTTCCTCTGGCGTCTTGGCTTCTTTGATATTGTCGTCTTGGCTTTCTATGCCTCCAGGCTGTGCCCCTTTTAAAGGTTTGCCATTCTCATCTACTTGATCCATCTTTATTAATCTCCTGTTACTTGTGTACTTACTTAGTTTTTATTAACTGGTTTGCATCTTCGTGGTGTCGCCTATTAGTCTTTACTGCTAATTCATATGCATGTAAACAGTTTATCAAATATTCAGACAAAACATAATCAGGGGTGTCTGAAAAATTCTCTTGGCTTGTGCAATTTAGTAGCTCAGTAAGTTTATCATAAAAAGTTTGTCTAGCACTGCCACCAGTACCCCCGCCTTCTTGTTGTTTGTCTTCTGCAGGTATTGGCTCACTGCATGTCACATTCACTACATTATCAACTAAATCATTCTGTACACGCTCAATTAATGTATTCATATCACGCTCTCTAATATTCATGTCATTAGCAACATCAACACAAGCTTCAGACCATGCCCAGCCCACAGCCTCAATACGGGCATCTCTAATTAGTTGGGCTACACGCTCTGCCATTGTTGTACCATTGTCGTGTATCTTAAGGGCCGCTGCTACTTTTATTAAATCATTGTCCATTTTGCCATTCTTTCATTCTTAGTTGCCATAGTTTATCACGTTCTTCAACACTTTTTATAGACCAATCATATCTAAATTTTTCAACATTATCCGCTATTGGTTGATCTATTATTTCGTAGTCACTATCCCATTTAAGTTTTTTACTATCATGGTCAAAAATAACAGGGGCGTTATTAGCTAACATTACAGTAAGTGTAATTTGTTTTGAATCCATACCTGTTAGCTTCAATAAATCAAACACACGGTGTAAGACTACTACACAGCCTGAGTTATACATTTGTTACCTCTTTTCCTAAATCATACCATGTAGCATTTTCCATATCACCTGCATAATTAACTGAGCAATGGAAAACTAATTCAGGGTGGGTTTTCTCGGTCACTACTTTTTGTTTAATAATCTCCCCATTGTCGCAGTAAGTAATTATCATGCGTTTAGTGATATCCTGGTGCTTAATCAAACCTATACCTTTCGCGCTCTACCTGCATAATAATAACTAAACATTTTTCGCAGTAAATGGTAACCCTTACTTTACTAATCTTTTCTTTATTCTCGGATACATACGTATCATGCCCAAACCATTTGCACCTAAAATAATACCAAAGAATAACTGGTACCTGCTGCTTTACAATCGCCCATCGCCAACTTAAAGGTAGGTGGTCCTCATTAATCCTAAAAGCCTCAAAAAGGTGGTACCACAATCTAGGCTTTCTTTTGGGGTCCCATTCAATCATGTGCCATCATACCCGTGTATAGGACCAGTTGCATTATGTAGTTTATTAAACTTGGTATGATTTTTTCTAGCCAACCATGCAGCATATTTTGCTACGACTAGTGGGTGGTCACATGTAGACACTTCAAATTCTTTATAGTCACCATTTTTAAATTGTTCAATATTTACTGTAGTTACTTTAGTTTTATTTAATAGCTCATGTAAAACAACACCATTAAGTTTACCGTTTGGTGCAGCAGCTTGTTTAACTGCATCTTCATGCTCTACTAACTCATAAGTGTACGACTGTACTCTAAATATCTGCCCTACTCTATTAAAAACAAATCCTATTGGTCTATCCATTAGTCATTTTCTCCTGTAACAATTCTTACAAATTTTATCATTCATAAACACTGCTATATAATTTTCAGGGTCTTTTGCATTTTGGTGTAGCCCTATCTTACATAAAGTTTCTTTCTTAACTACACGTACAAAGTTAGCCCACTCACGCTTTAAGTTTTCCCAGGGTGTGCGTGCCTGTACACCTTGTAGAAACCTGCATCTATAACAAAGTTCATTTAGTACTGGGCTATAAACCTGAGCTTTACCGCACTTAGGGCAAGGGTACGGGTCAGGTATTATAGCTTTTAGTAAATCGTATTTTCTCAGCTCATTTTTTAAATTTTCAGTATTATAAATAGGCTCTAATTCTACATCAGGGAAAGGCACACAATAACTATCATCGGGGCAGTACAGTAAATCATTTGCATTAGCCCCTTTAGGCCATACAGTATGCTTATGCACTGGCTCATTACAAATTGTACAAATCCTATCAGCATCTTTTTTAAGATCGATCATCTTTTTTCATCTCTTCCAGTTCATCATTGCACCAATGGTGGTAAATACTATTCAATCGTGTAAGCCCTATATTTGCAGGGCCTTTACCAATCCCATATTTACCAGAGCCTATACTGTTATGGTTAAAGGGTTTGTTACTCATGTTTACTCGATGTCTCATCTAACACAATTATTTTTGTCCCTGGTTTTATCACTATAGCACTAATACCCAGTTCTATTGTTAGTGGATCAGCCGCAATGTACTCTGCAAATTCTACGTGCCCACCTTTACGATGAATATCAAATAGCTTAGATATTTCTGGCCTATGCTCCCAAGCAAACTCACCTTCTATTGATAAAACTATCTTCCTACTCATCGTACTTTTCCAAAGATTTTTTAATTAGAGATATCTTATCATTAATAAGGTTTATAGTTTCATCAATACTTTGCCTAATCTCACCTACTCCTTGCACGCTATTTGTGCAGGCTTTGGTTTGATATGCACACCATTCACATCTTTTTAGAGCTTCCACAGCATCTTTTTGTTGCTTTAAAAAACGTTCTTTTGCGTCACTCACTTCATTAACCTATTAGTACGCACAATAACACCTGCGAACATAAAGGCAATACAAACAATAATAATAAAATTACTCATCGTTCCAACACTGGCAACCTTTAGCATTATCCCAACATACAGTACAAATATCTTCGATTACTCTTTTAATAATGTCTATGGCTACATTATTAAAGCCTTCGTCTGCAAGTTTTTTATCAAATGGTTTCATTTCAGGCTTATTCTCAAAAAAATAGCAAACAATAAATCTATCATAGCCTTATCATATTCTTCTTTATAGATAAAAAAGGTAACAGCGCCTATTAATAAAACTATGCATATTTCTATAAAAATTTTAATCATTGCTTGCAAACTCCTATAACCTCATTGATATCTGTCACTGTTTCCTGTATCTGCAGTTTTGCCCCTGGCTGTAGTTCAATCTTAACTCTGCCCAGGTTAACCATTAGTGGCACTGCTCCTGTGTACTTTAACTTGCTTACCTCGCCCATTATCTGTTCAAACTCTGGGGCCATATCACAGTTAGTAAATACTTTGTAATCATCTTCTATAGTAATTCTTATTAATTTAGCCATATTGTTTTACCTTTACCAAAACTTCCACCATTTTTTAGCAGGGCTGTAAACTTCAATACCGGCTAACTCCATACCTGAACCCCCTGCAACCTTATCAGCATCATCACAAAATTTTGTTATATGGTCAACCACTTCTTTTAATTCCACTGTACTTAACCCGCTAGGTACTTCAATTTTAACAGTCAATATCTTGTCAGTGCAGGCAGCCCCTAAATATTTAAATTTCGTCATGGTAAACCTCTCTCTTCGTACCACAGTGTATACAAAATTCGCCTACATTAAAAATACCGTTTGATTTATATTTAAATTCATGTTTAGCAAAGATGCGCATACTAATCAGTAGCGCCATAGCGTGGCAGTACTTGGCCCACTGGTTTAAATAATGCGTAGGGTTAGGGTGCCCTGTAGCCTGGGGTAATTGTACTAAATTAATTCTTTCTTCCAAATCTTTGCATAGCTGCTGCCTCATCGCCATAACAACGCATCAACTATATTTATCATTATCTGGGTCTGTGTCATCTCTGGGTGACTGAATGCATACGATGCTTCTGCAATTGTAAGATAGGCAATTACAAAGATTAGCCCGTAGTAGAATACCTTTTCTTTTTTAGTCATGATAGGTGACGATATATAAAGATAATAATATTTATCAGTACAAAGATAAGGGACAGGGCAGAACGTTTACGATACTTATCCATCGTTCTCACAATGACAGGGGGTAAACTTCATCCCAACAACTATTACAGACATACGTAATAGCCAGATTAATCTGTTTAATTTGTAGTTCACTAAAGCCCTTTTGGGTAAGGTATTCTTCAAATAGGTTCATTTGTTTAATATCTCCAATGCACGTTTATATTTATTTCTACGGTCATCATACTTAGGATCGTCAGGCATGGTAGACGTGTTATGCTCAATATCTGCAATCTTAATCAAACGGGTTGAACTGTCCGAGGCAACTAACCGTATGTAGTCAAGGTAGTCCATGTTTTTATCTTTACTGAGAAGTTTAATTCGGAAGATCATACCTTCACTAAACCCATTAGAATATAAAATACCTTCAGTAATTTTAGTATCTTCAAAGATGTCATGGAATACGGCAAGTATCCTTAATGACTCATCAGTGAATTGGTTAGATACCATGATAGGGTGTACTGATGCAGGTGTAACACCATCCATCCTATATTGTCCCTCATGATATCGTAGACATAACCCTAGTGCTTTTTCATATGTGCTCATTGTATTCTTCCTTTTGTTTTCTTTGGTAGTTTGGGTTTGTTGTGCCTACACTCATTACGCTTTACATAACGATTACAGGTCTTACACCATTTCATTTTCATGACTGTCTTTCTTCGTATATGTCTAAACCTATTCACCCTTATCAGGATCTATAGTTATACATAGTACCATTTGTTCTTTACCCATTATATTTGCTCCTTTAGTATTTCGTATTCTTCTCTTGTTATCTCTTCGCTATATACTAATGTATATTCCTCATCTTTGAGTTTGTTACACAACACACCAGCATACATAGCGGGCTTTTTCTCTGTAACGGTATGCCAGTAATCACCCAATTTTAATGCTTGTTCAGAATTAGGTTTCGCCTTTTGTTCATCAGTCATCAAGTTAAATATTAACGCTATATAATCAGCGCCTTCACAGTTTTCACACATACTCACTGTGACATTAGGATTGCTAACTAAAATACTACTCATCACTACTGCTTTCTGGTGCTTTAGAGATACACCGCCATGAATTAAATATATGGCTTTCCCACACAGAACCATCTTCTAAAGCTGCCACTTTACTACCACCACGATTAACACTAACATCAACAGCTTTTCCAGGTAAGTCTTTTACTACAATGCCTGCTTTTTTATCAAAGTGGTATTGCTGTACTTTTTCTGCAGTGCGTGCATCACGATTTTTTCCAAGCTGTCTATCTAAAAATATAATTGATGAGACAACAACTAAACCAAAAGCAAGTAGAGCCTTATCTGAATGCCTCATTTTTTACTTACCTCTCTAATAACATTTTCAAAGTCTTCAAGCATTTTAGATAAAGCTTGTGCCTCTCCTGCGTGCTCATCATCTATCTGTTCGTGTGGCTTAAAAGTCCATAAATCTTTTATACGTACAGCAGCTTCTAATGCTGCAAGCATAACGGGTGCATTCTTAAATAAGTTAGCGTAATACTTTTGTTCAGATTCAAAAGGTTCATCGTAACCAAGCTCTACAGCACAGATACAAATTTTACTATCTGCACATCGTTTATCTGTTGTTATTGAGATTTTATCTGCATCATCGCAGTAAAATGTTTTTAATTGATCTCCCATAAGAGTAACCTTTATTTTTTGTTTCCATTAAGCAAACTATTATAAAGCATTACACTAGTGGTATGTCAAGGGCTTTTATTCTATCTCCTCATCCCAGTCTGGGGGCGGGGCCATAACCTTTGTTATCTCGGCTAAAACTTCCCTTACCGCTGTCGCTTTATCGTCTGTGGTGCCGCCTGTACCCTGGTTTTCTGGGTAGTATGTTTCTCGTCTTCTGCCTCTAAGCATAAAAGTAGTCAGCTGAGTTTCCCATTTTTTCTTAGTTAAAAAACATTTCTCACCTGTTTTCGGGTCTTCAGTAAAAACAGGTTCACCTTCCCATAAGTACAATTCATCAGTGCCATGTATCGCCCTGTGTGTGGCTGACTTTTCAATTTTATCTGTGATGCTATCCCTAACATCTTCACAGGCTGTTCTAAATTCTCGGCATCCACGCATGTACCTACGCAGTGTGTCTGCGTGTATAGGTAACTCAGCACAAGCAATACTTTTCGTGTAGTGTGTTGCGTATAGTTCTAAATATTGTTCAGCCCAATCAGGCCAATGTTTATAAATTTCACCTGTCACATCATGTGCTGGTGGTCTACCTACTCTTCTAAAAGGGGGGGTACTAATTACAACACTATTCTTATTATTTTTATTTTTAGTAACGGCTTTTTTCTTAGTAGTTTTCTTTTTCGTACTCTTTTTCTTCTTATACTTATCAGCTGCCGTAGGTTTACGTTTTTCTTTTTTAATAACTAACTTACCAATTATTTTTTTCTTAGTACTTTTCTTAATATTTTTATCTGTCATATAAAATATAATACATAATCCCTGCAACTAATACAATCATACCTCTTTACTGCATTTACCCTTAGTCTACAGCATTGCACCCCTAGTCCCTCAGTCCCTCCCTATGGGGTAGGTAGTACAGTTTCGTCAGTACCTATTAAATATTTCCAAAATTTATACATAAACCCTGATAAATGTATTGATGGGTGTAACCTATACACTGCATAAATAACTTCAGGGTCGGTCACTGCATCGCACTCTTCCATGTCTAATATATTCCATGTGTAGTGCACTGCATCTTTATTACGTGTAAACATTGTATAGTTAAAAGGGTCTTCATCCTCTAACCATACCTGCACATAACCGTCTTGTGGGCCACCTATAAACTTATACTGTTTAGCATTACCTTTTTTATTACTGCGCTGCATTAAATTATTCCAAGCATCCTTGGCTGCTGTGATATTACTTTTAGCCTCAACACTAAACTTCTTACCACAGCTTGCATTGCTACATGTAAAAGTATGTGATGCAAATAATTTTTGGTACATAGGGTGTGCCCCGCATCCTGCACAATAATCTAATACAAATAAATGTTTATTAATTACTATAGTATATGTTGGTTTAGGTTGGCTTGGTAGCATTTTAAAGGCTTTCTCTTGCACATAACTTATACCGGCCTCTACAGGTCCTTCTGTACCACCTCTACATTCTGCACTAATCATCTCATTCCAATGGTCAACGGCTTCTGCAACACTGCCACACTGTACCCTGGGGGTATGCGTGCACTTTTCATCCTCACACTGCATCACATGCTGGCTGGTAACCATTATCTCTGTGTACTCTGGCCTGCTGCCGCACACGTAACAACAATACACTTTGTACATAGTGCCATTTATTTCAATGGGTTTAATCATAATTCAATTACCACGGGTTTACCTACCATATTGCCATCCCAGTCATTCGGTGCAGAGGCATCAAGCATTTCCCATTGTTTCTGTGTAACTAAAATACATGTCAAATTCCCAACATATACATGCTGTTTATCTGCCCAATAAGTTCTTAACTTACAAATAAATTCATCAGGTGTGGTAAGTGGTTCACTAGTTAAATTAATAACATACTTAGGTCGCCTAACATTTTCTAATTTATGGTTTAAAGCCTCTTCAGCTGTGTGTGGCTTGTTCATTAGTTACGCCTTTCTTCAATCGCTTCTGCACATACTGCACTAAATTACCAAGTAACAATTCATGCGTTTTACCACGTGCTACGGGCTGCTCGGGCGCTCGATCTACATAATTTTGATTAAGTACCCAAGCAGCATATTTACCCTCTGTAGTAGCACCTATAGAACGCCCAACAGTGTACAGCACGCCATCTTTGCCTGAATAAATTGTGCCTACTTTGTACAAACAATTACCAACAACATCTTCAGTTTTCATTATACAAAGCACCATGTCAAAAGCTTATAGCATAGCCCAATTAAAACCAATAGCACCAACACTACAAAAAATATAAAAGTAAAATAACACCCAGTAGCTTTAGGTTTTAAAAAGCTAAAAATGTCATTACATAATTCTGCAACTATTTCTTCTGTGGCGTCCTTAGTAGCATCTTCAATAATCTCATCTATTTCCTGGCCTAAATTCTTATAGTCATTCATTTAACCATCTCCATTACAGCCTGCAATGCTGCGTACTCAGGGTTTAAAAATACTGGCATAGCATTAAATATATTAAAGGCTACCGCACACATAGCAAATATTAAACCGCATCCTGCAAATATTACAGGTAAATAATTGTCACTATCCCATTCAGGTAAGTCTTTAATTTCTTTATAGCCTTCCCCATACTTAGGTATCCGTTTTTCAATATTATGTTTTTTAGCAGCCTCATTTTTTTCTTTTGTTTCTTTTAAATCTGCATTAAATTTATCTAACTTATTTTTATGCCTCTTTTTTTCAAAATCAAAAATAAGCGCTAACACAATACTAAAAAACAACCAAATAAAAATATCTGAGAGTTCATTAAGTATTTGCTGCTTAACAAAAATAGGCCAAAAGTGTTCTACACCTGTACCTAACTTATCTGCAATAACATCAAAAGCCTCTATAACCTTTTGTTCTACATTTTCCATTTTTTCCTACTTTCTAAATTACTTTCTTATCCCACGGCATTTTAAAAATTTTATAATCAGGCACTCCTGATATATTTTTATTAAGCCCTATACCTATACGCTTATTTGCATCATAGCATTTTCTGCACATCCTTGCACCTGCAAAATAATAGCTGTACACATGCCACCCATTACAGCTGCTACAACTACACACTACCAAAACTTTCTAAAATGGTTAAGGCCGCATTAACATACTCTTCTTGATGCTGTGTAAACCCACATGCTTTAATATTAGTAATTAACTTATCTAACTCTCCAACAACATTATCAACTTCTTCAGCCCTGTACACCTCAACACCTTCAGAAGGTATTTTTACTAGCTGGCCTTCACACTCTGTATTAAGGGTAGGTATAGGTGCCTGGGTACTATTCATGCCTCTATCTACATGTTTTGTCTGTGCACCTAATTTATATTTTCTCATTCGCTTTCTTTCTCCATTTTATAAAACTGTATTTATACCCCCAGTAGGTTTTATGGAATGCCCACTGTTTACTTTTGACTATAAAAGCTATGAATTCAGTGAAAGAATTTGTCATAGCAATACAGTACTTCTCGCCTTCACTCTCGCCGTGGCTGAATCTCATTAGCTTTTTCCTGTTCAGGTGTGGGGAATAGTTTTAAATCTGTTAGGTAACAGTAAGCACACCATTCACCTCTTATTAAATGTGGTTCACAGACATCATCATTGTAATGAAGGCAACCGTCACTTCCCTCCAGTAAAAACTTAACGCTCTCCATAAAATCAGCAGGGTCTTTTATACCCTTGAATTGCTTATGTAACGCAACAGCCTCCGCAAGCTCCTCTGTGGTTAGGTCGGCTGTGAGGTTTGCTATTTTAAGAAACTTAGCAGCCTTTTTATCAGCTTCTCTAGAGTGTTCCTCGTAATATGGATAGAAAACAATAGTAACTCCATACCCTCTTTTCTCAAGACAGGGCGCATCATAGTTAGGGTGCTTTCTTTTAGTCCACTTCTTCCCATCATTTGTCATTGGTTTTTCTCCTTTGGTTTAATCACAACAACTTTGACAGCCTTTACAAAAACAAGGCCCGTCCCATTCTTCAGGGTGTTCATCTATATTTTTTGTAAGAGTAAAAATATGAGACGGTTTAGTGTTTTTGTCTAACAATCTTTCCTCTAACTTCTTTGACCAGGATGTAAATGGTTGTACTTTTTTCACTCCTCCCCGCCAATCTGCCTAAAGGCTTCTATGATTGCGATGACTAGTGATCGATAGAGTTGATCCCTAAAAGAGATTTCCATTATTGGTTTATCGTTACCAAAAAACATTGCTACAAAATCTGGCGACCCTTCGCCTTCCCCAAATGTTATTTTAGTTCTGATACCTTTCTTCTTCAACTCCGGCAGCAAGTAGCGGAAAATCTGGTTGTAGTCTTGGGTGGGTTTCCAGAATTCAGTCCCATCCTGGACAACCATTAATGGTTTTAACGGAATATCAGTTTTTATTAATTCAGCCACAATCCGATCAAGCTCAGAATCTTCAAGATCGCTTAGGGGTTTATTCATGATTGCTCGCTTTCTAGGACTTCAGTAAAATCTTTCTCACCTCTATGTACTTCATCCCAATGGTCGGCAAGATCAGGCATACTTTCAAGATGCTTTGAGCATTCAGGGCATACGATCATTAACTCAGCCGACAATTCTGTAGAACAAACAGAGCATAAAGCGCCTCCGTCTAAAACGGTAAAATTACAATCTTTCGAGATACACTCCTTCAACTCTTCTCCTGCGGGGTTCGGTGGGGTCATTTTAGAGACTTCCACATTTTAGGTACAAAATAAACATACATTGAATCATCAGGAAACCACCAAAGATTTCCTCGCTTCTTTAATTCCTGTACGTGTCCTCCACTGTCCATAACAGAAACAACTTCGTTTTCTGGAGGGTCTATTTTTTCGGTAACATTCCAATCGTCACTCATCTCCTAAAATTCCTTTCTCGTTGTGTGGGGGTTTGGTTTCTTTATCTAAAATCTTTTGATAGTAAGGGTCAGGCTTATCGTGTGGGTAATGCGCATTTTTAGGGCACCATAAAACATGATGACGGTACATGTGGCAGCCTAATTCTATACACTTGTCATTATACTTACCCTTCATTTACTCTCTCCATCCGTGGGTTGTGGGTTTAGGGCTTTTTGAAAATCATTAGCCATTTTACATAAGGCTTCAGCTTCACCTATATTTTCATCTGAAACAACGTCTGTGTAGGTCCATAGAGATTTTATATTTAATGCACTTTGTATTAAACCTTTCAGCCTCTCCACCTCATCCAAAGCCGCCTTAAGCTCATCTTCAGCAATAATCAACCTATCTAAAATACTACCCTTAACAATCGTGTAAGAATCACAACCTGTTATTTTCCATGTGGGCCATTGCTCTATCTGGTCACGTACTGAAATATCATGCTTTAGTTTTTGGATTTCGGTTTTTAGGGTTTGGTTTTCTTCATTTAATTCACCAATAGCTTTATTAAAATGGGCATAGGGTCTTGTAATTGTTACGTCTTCAGCGATTGCTTTGCCTTCCAGCTCTTCCACCCTGGCTTCTGAGGCTTTTAGTTTTTGTAATGTATTTGTTAACAGATCACCGTCAATACTTTCATATTCTTCACTCATTTGCTTCCTATCTCCTTTGCTTTGTCTAAGTAAAAACTAGCTATTGTGACACAAGATGGTTTATCTAGTTTCCCGGTAACAATAGCCTCCAGCCCCTTTTCCAACTCTTCTTTTTGGGCTTTTAGGGTGGTGAGAAGATTGGCAGCTTGCATAAGGTATTTTGTATTTTTTGAAACACCCAATTCTCTTGAAGCAGCTTTGATACCTTCTATTATCTCGGCAACATCAGGGGTTTGTTCAGCTAATTGCTTTCTGAGATTGTCGTTTATCAAACGTTCTGTTTTGACTATTTTTTTATAATCTTCTAATTCTTCGTTTTGGGCTTTTAGGGTTTTGAGAGCATCGGCCATACCACTAAAACTTTCTGCGATAGGGTCTAGCTGCCCCTCAACAAGTTCTGTAAGTACTGCGTGATCTATATTGTCAACACCCACTATTTTAAGTGTCTCTTCCATAATAGTCATGCTTGCCGTGTGTACTTCCATACTTGCTTTACTTTCTGGATCATTGGACAATTTTTCATATTCTGTTAGATTTTTATCTACATCAGGTTTGTTTGTCATTTTTAATCCTCTCTTCACCGTGAATACAGAGCGTGTATTGATCAGGATGAATTGTGGCAAACGAAGTTTTACTTTCCCTATGCCATTCACTCATTTTAACGACATCATTAACGGTTTCTGAGCTTACCCAAAGTAATCCATTATCATCTATCTCAACTCTCATCAGCTCCATTCCTTTCTTGTGGGTGGCGGGTAATGCTTCTGTATGTGAACCAATAGCTGCAATTAGTTCTATGACATATAGGGCAAGGCTTCAGCGGTTCAGTGGTCATTGTTGGGCCTCTTTTTTCTTGATAACACTTTGCATTTCAGCAACAAAGTCTTTAGCTTCGTCTATCGTCATCTCTACTGCACTATCATAGCCCTGTAACCTGCAAATATAAAAACCAACATTATTAATTTCATTTGAAAACATAACCGGGTTAACCTCAGTTTGTACTGTTGATAATAGTTTGAAGTAATCATATTCTAGGTAATTCATCCCTCCCCTCTCATCTTTTTCTGCGAATCCACCGCTGCAACAATAACATGTGGCCTAATCTTATCACAGACTGTACAAATAACTTCAGCGTTTTCATTATTCATATGTTTAGTACGCATAAAGTTAGCGTAGCCACAATGGTAATCAATATTGCTTGACGCATGGTAGTCAATTTTACCGCAAAAAGTACATCTAGTTTTAAAAACAATTTCATCTTCCATTATCTATACCTCTACTTTTTATCTTCCTCATTATTAAATGGTTTATCAAATGAACTGTAAACATCTGAACTACCGCCCATCCTATCTCCATAAGCAATTTGGTAACGCTTACCACATGGGCACCTAAACTTAGCTACCCATGAGCTATCAGTCACTAACCTTATCAATTTTTGCCCACAATCGCTGCAATGTTTCATCACTTACCGCCTGGGTGGTTATTACCTAAATTCTCAGTATCAAAACCATCATCACCTTCAACCTCATTACACCCGTCAATAATATACTTATCATTGTCCTGCACAAACATTTCAGCTTCGTCCCCATGCTCAAGCCAATCACTATTATTAACTTTGTCTAGTAGCTCTATAGCATCTGATAATGTTTGCCGCCTACCTTTAATATTTGCAAACACCTCTTTAACAACTTTAATGTTAATGGGCATTTCACAAGCAAGGTTTAAAAACTCTTTTCTAATTTCTAATAAAGTTTTCATATCCATCCCTACTATTAAAGCCCTACTGTTTAATAACTGCTCAAAAAATCCATCCTCATCAAAGTATTGGTAGTTACCGTTTTGGTCTTGTAGCACTATTTGCTCTGCCATTTTAATAACACCTTTCATCATCTGCGTTTATTTCATCCACATAATGCCATTTTATTTCATCCATAGTGCTACCCATTCTATAAGCAATATCAATTTTTTTAATAGTACAAACACGGTCTACATTAAATTCTACCCATGCCCCACACCCACCCTTATCTTCACTTTTATCTTTCTCACACTCAGTATAAAAATTACTTACTTGCTGTGGTTTTAAAGTCTTTAAATTACAAGGCCCATCTTTACTTTGGAAGCCCTCTAAAGGTTTACCACAGTTTGGGCAATTAGCTTCATGCTTTATATAATCATACATTCCCATTTTTAATCCTTTTCATCGTAGCCACATTCACATCGGTCTTCATCCTCACCACAAAAAGTGCAAATACTATTTGCGGTGTACCCTACAGAGACTTCCAGGTTAACAGCATCTTTTCTTAGCCTTATAGCCTTAACTAATACCCCTTCTACACCTTTATTTTTCTCAAAATAAGCGGTTACATCTTTTATAAAAAGTTTAGTGCATGGCACACACAGATTACCTGGATCATTTAAAGTACTGTGTGTAATACAGGGCTTAGTTATATTACACCCGTAACATGTACCCTTACTTAAACCTATTTTATTGCTAACAAATTTTACTCTTTTTTTAACAGCTTTACGTTTCTTAGTTGATTTTTTCTTTTTGCTCATTCTTAAATCTCCCATTGCTTAGTTATTGTTAGTAATTTTACACTACTACTGTCTATGTATATAGGTATTTTATAATTATAAAGTTTAATATTTCTCTGTACCCCATTTTCCCCAAATCTAAAGCCTTTTATGGGTAAATTTCTATAGCCTTCTTCATAACCTTTTCTCGTATACCCTATATTGTTTTTTGTTTTAGCAACAGTTTTAAGTGGGCACTCCATAGCCTTATCATGCACGTAACCTGCTTTATTAACCACTAACTTAATGCCCCTACTTTGTAACTGCTTATAAATTTCTCTAATACTTCTGGCTTCTTTTATTTGGTGTACCCCAAAAATATATAATAATCTATTTGTAAAAGGTTTTTCTTTTTCCATACGCCAGTCATACAAAACTACTTTACCCTTAGCCCTAACACTTTTTATCTCATAAAAATAATCTCTTTTAAAAGCATCAAAATTTATTTCATAGTTACCATTAATTGGTATAGGGTTAAGCTGCAAAGCTTTGCACACAACATTTTCTACAGCTGCACCATAATAATTACGGGCTGCACCGCTAGTATCAAACTGTACATCTTTTAAAAACTCAAACAGTACACCCTGTACTTCAGTTGGCCTATTTACGTTTAGCATATCTTTGTTTTTGTTTTTCATTTTTTATTGCCCTACAATACTTACACTCTGCAGCTAAATGTCCACTAGCCCTTTGGTAGTCTTTAATGTTGTATATATCTTGGCACCCTGGGCACCAGCGGCTACCTTTTAACATAGGGCGTATTCTTCTAAGCACTTAAATTTGTTCCTTTAAACTTTTAATACACTTATTACACAAACTTAATGTACTATGGTACCTGCTATGGTGGTGTACAACTGCACATTCATTAGTGTGGGTGCCGCATACATAACAAGTTCTGTTGGGCTGTGATTTTCTAGGTTTACAGCAAGGCTTTGTGCAGATACGTTTAACTTCCATCAGTAATACTTTTTGCAAAATCTAATAATACTTTTAAGTCACTCGCACAATAACTATTAAACCCTACAGGTGTACGTGGGTACCACTGCATAAACCAAAAATCATTAGCTGCAATGGCTTTTTGTTTTTCTTCTTCAGATACCCATGTATAGTAATCGGGCTGCGCGTCTGTATATTGCTCTACAGTTTCATACACGCCCTTATGGTCATTGTGCTGAATTGTAATACCGCCTTCATGGGGTGGCAACATCTTTTCAAACTCTTCAGTTACTTCTTTTTTCCAGCCTTTAATTTTATCCATTATCTTTTAACCTTCTTTTTAGTTTTTTGCATTATACGTATTAGCAAGCCGTAGCACTTACCGCCCATTTGCCTCCATTGTATATCCATGTGTGACTTGTAGCCGTATTTACCTACGGGTTTTCTTTTATCTGTGTACAAAGTGTACATTTTTGTTTTATTATTGTATGAGTAATAAAATATTTTATGCAAGGGCGCAAAGCTTACCCCATTATCCCACATAACAGCCCCGCACAAACCACAATCACTACCTAATAAAGTGCTATATGGATTTGAATTATTTATACGTTTTAGTTTACCCCTACATATTGGGCAATATTTTCTGTGTGCCCAATTTTTAATTTTACCCATTATCTATTCCTTGTTATCCCTGCGTTCATAAATGATATCGTGGCCTCAAGTACTTTAATATGGTTAAGTAAACCCTTCCTATCCATTGTAGATAAATCTGGCTGCACGTA